CAGGAGCGGGAACCCCCAAATCCACAGCGGCAGAAACAGTCCAACGACCCTCACCGCTGTCGGATACGCCTCCAGAGAACTGTTTAAGGATACCATCCCTGCGTAGCACATCAGCAGTAAGATCAAGTAACCAACTGCCAACCACACTACCACGACGCCATAACTCAGCAACCTCAGCAACGTCAATATCATAGCAGTAACTTTCGGGATCTGCCATTGGTGCAACTTCTGCGTCTCCTTCTCTAACATATTTGGAACCAGCATTAGCATTCTTTAGAATATTAAATCCTTCGGCATATGCTTGCATAATACCGTACTCAATCCCATTATGAACCATCTTCACAAAATGTCCTGCACCTGGACCACCACAATGCAACCACCCGTATTCTGCGGATGTTATGTCTGAGTTAAATTCAGTCCTGGGGGCAGCGTCAATTCCTGGGGAGAGTGCATTAAAAATGCTTTTACAAGTGGCGACTGCAGTATCTCCACCTCCAACCATAAGACAGTATCCACGATCCAAACCATAAACACCACCGCTAGTGCCACAATCAATATATTGGATACCAAGTTTTGCCAGGCGTTCTGCTCTCTTCCGACTGTCTTTAAAATTGCTATTGCCATGATCAATAATAATATCTCCTTCACCACAATATCGTAGTAACTCATTGATTGTCTCCTCTACTGTTTCGGCAGGGACAACCATTTGAAAAATCCCTGGTTTATTTTGACCTTTAACTACTTGAACAAGGCCTTGTATAGAAGTTGTAACACCATTAACATATCCGTTTTCATATGCTTCTTGTGCTTTTTCATAATTTCTCCTGTAACCCCATACTTCTATTCCTACTTTCATCATACGGCGAGACATACCCTCACCCATTCTTCCTAAACCAATTAATCCTACTTTCATTTATTTCTCCCAAGATTCGTACTGTTGTCTGAAATAAAAATCAACTTTATTTAAATCATCAAGATGTATATCACAACGATAATTGTGCTCATCGCACCATTCTAATGCAAAGGCATGAAATCCCTCTTCACTTTTTATTTTATTAACACCATAAATTCTTGCGAAAGATGACATTATAAAATGCCAACATTGATGTTCTGATTTCATTTTTTCTTATCTAAAACAGTTTCCCAATCTTTCTGAAAAAGTTCTAAACCTTTATCAGTCATAATATTTTTATACATTGCCCAGAATACAACAGGAGGGATTGTAACCACATCTGCACCACTAAGAGCAGATTGTTCTACCTGTCTTACATCACGAAGAGATGCTGCAAGAATTTGTGTAGATGTTCCTGAGTAATCAAATGCCTTACGAATGTTTTTGATAAGTTCAATTCCATCAATAGAATTGTCCATCCAACGACCAACGAATGGTGAGATAAATGTTGCTCCTGCTTTTGATGCAAGGATTGCCTGTGCTACTGAGAACACAAGAGTTACATTAGTTTGAATTCCTTTATCAGAAAGAAACTTACATGCTTTAAGTCCTTCCACAGTACAAGGAACTTTGATTGTAACAGAAGGTGCAATTGAATAATACTTTTGTGCTTGTGAAAGCATTTCTTCTGAAGTATCAGCAACAACTTCTGCGGAAATACTTTGTAAATTTAAAAAAGATTTTGATATTTCTTTAATGACTTCATGAAGTTGTCTACCACTTTTAAGAATTAAAGTAGGATTTGTAGTAACTCCATCCAATAATCCAGTTTCATATGCTGGATTAATCATTGTGACATCTGCTGTATCTAAAAAGATCTTCATATACAAGTAAAAACTCATCACTAATTATAATGAGTTCTCACTAATATGTTAGATTTTGTTATGGATTAAAGACATAATGAATTACCCATAAATTACTCCAAGAGTGAATAAAACAAATATGAGAACTGTGAATATCATAATCCCTATTCCTGCCCAAATAATCCAATTAGGCATAGGTTCGTAATTGTGATTGTGAGACATAAAAAAAGAGGGTTATTATACCCTCTTAATTATATCAGTTATTCAATTTTTATCAACCGATTGCAGGTGCAGTAAGAGCAACAGGGGTGTTCTCAACAGCAGCAAGGTCAAGAGGGAAGTTGTGAGCATTGCGCTCGTGCATCACTTCCATGCCCAGACCAGCGCGGTTCAGAACGTCTGCCCAGGTGTTCAGCACACGACCCTGACTATCAACGATAGACTGGTTAAAGTTGAAACCGTTGAGGTTAAACGCCATTGTGCTAACACCAAGAGCAGTGAACCAGATGCCTACAACAGGCCAGGCAGCAAGGAAGAAGTGAAGTGAACGAGAGTTGTTGAACGAAGCGTATTGGAAGATCAGACGACCAAAGTAACCGTGTGCAGCAACAATGTTGTAAGTCTCTTCTTCTTGACCGAACTTGTAACCATAGTTCTGAGATTCGTTCTCAGTGGTTTCACGAACCAGAGAGGAAGTAACCAGAGAACCGTGCATAGCACTGAACAGTGAACCACCGAACACACCAGCCACACCAAGCATGTGGAAGGGGTGCATCAGGATGTTGTGCTCTGCCTGGAACACCAGCATGTAGTTGAAGGTGCCGCTGATACCCAAAGGCATCGCATCAGAGAAAGAACCTTGACCGAAAGGATAGACCAGGAATACTGCGGATGCAGCAGCAACAGGTGCAGAGTATGCAACACAGATCCAAGGACGCATACCAAGACGGTAAGAAAGTTCCCACTCACGACCCATATAGGCGTAGATACCAATCAGGAAGTGGAACACAACCAGTTGGAAAGGTCCACCGTTGTAAAGCCACTCATCTAGGGAAGCAGCTTCCCAGATAGGATAAAAGTGCAGTCCAATAGCATTGGACGAAGGAATCACAGCACCAGAGATGATGTTGTTTCCGTACATGAGTGAACCAGCAACGGGTTCACGGATACCGTCGATGTCCACTGGGGGAGCACCGATAAATGCGATGATGAAACACGTTGTTGCGGCAAGCAAGCAAGGGATCATCAGAACGCCGAACCAACCCACATAGAGGCGGTTATCAGTTGAAGTAATCCAGTTACAAAACTGTTCCCATGTATTCGATTGTTGTTGACGTGAAATTGTAGCAGTCATTTTTTTTCTTAGAAAGTAGTAAGACCATCAGGGAAATGGTGGAGTTACTATTCCCCAGTCACCCTCAGACTGGGTATGAGAGACGTTTTTATACTCCCCGTAGGTCTCGGTTAATGGGAGTTACAAAGATTAAAGAACTGTTACATTCCTTAACCTGTTGATGTATTTATCATAACACTGTTAGCAAATGCTGTCAACAGATCCAATTTCAAAACTGTCTACCTATAAATAAGACCTTAAAAACTAAATAGTTAAAACTGCTTTCCCCAATATGCCTCGGGAATGGAATACACCTATTAGGGAACCTTGGAACGCACCAATACATCAAACACTAAAAGCAATAGATAACCACACATATGAATATTTTAAGAGTGGTGATAAATGGCATTTAGAAAAAGCACAGATACTTAGAGAATACGTAGCAGAATTAAAAACCTGGATCCATAAACAAGAAGGAAGATGAAACTCAATTTAACTAAACTCATCTTTATTATTTGTGGTGCTATAATTGTATTTGTAGGATTTAATTTTGTCTCGTGCAATTTTATGTTACCAGGTTCTATGAATGAAGCAAATGCAAAAGGAGAATTAGAAAACCCTCCTCCTTTAGATTGCAAAGAATCTGAAAGAAGAGGGTATGAAACTTTACTGACTATTCTTACTACAGTAATTGCATTAAGAACTAAAGTGGAAGATTAAGAACTCCAAAGTTTACCTTCAGCAACACGTCTTCTAAACAATCCCGCTTCAACATTAGATCCAGGATTACGATACAACTTTAGTGTTTCAGGAATTGCTTTCCAATTTTTCTCACGTAAATTACGAGAGATAGTATTGAAATTGCTTGAATTGTAAAACCCAGCGCCAAGATTATAAGCAAAGGATAAAAGTGCTCCGCGTTGGTTGTCATTCATTTCACTCCAATAAGGTATTTTTTGTAGGATAGGAAAGAACCTCTGTTCAAGATCAAATATTAATAATTTATCAGCATAGTCCTGAGTTATTTTTCTTCCAAGTTTGAATGGTTGTCCATTAAAATCCTTAGTACTTCCCCAACCAATAGTGATCGGAAGTCCTCCAGTTAATGGATCGGGATAAGCATGTAAATGACATCCCTCAAATTCCTTAACTAAATTAACACCACACTGAGGGACTTTTTGTTGTGATGTTAATTCTACTTTTTTACATCAAAAATTCTACCCCAACCATCATTACCTGCTGGACACCATCTACGTGCTAATTCACTACGCTTATATACAGCACCCTTACCATTATTTACAGATCCAGTATAACCATCATTAAGACTTCCATATGGATCATTAACAACGTAATCACCAGCAGGTGTCTTACCAATAACAACTACCATGTGTCCTCCCGTGGGAGCAGATAGAGTGCCCCTATGAAGAATACCAATAACAACAGGTCTACCAGCGGCAAGCTCTCTATCAAGATCAACAAAAGAAAGGCTGTAGGAAAAACTGGATTTAATACCGTATGACGCAAGAACCTTGGTTTGAACCAAGTGATCAGTTGTGTCCCCGATTGAAAAAACTTTTTGTACATAGGCGTCGTCGCCCTTAGGTCCTTTTAGTGTGCCAGGTTTGAAATACTCAAGACACATTGCACAAGCAGAAGAGTTACAAGTTCTATTTGCATCTCTATAATTATCTGTTTGTGGATAGAAAGGAACAGGTAAAATAGTTGCTTGAGGTTTGTCTTCCTTAGTTCTAAAAATTCTCACCCAATTTGCATCATCTTGCACTAATTCTTGTGCCTTTAACTGCAAGTCTTTTTCAAATTGTTCTACCGCAGCAACATGCTTTGGATTTTTTTCGTCGTAAAATTTAAAAAAGTTATGAAGATCGATGAGCATTATAGTATCCAAACCCTGCATTATATTTATTAAAAAAGGAGGGATAAACCCTCCTTCATTCAAACTGTTGCTACTTCACGAACTGTAGATTTTACATAATTGAAAACAACTTCTGGAGTAGTCGCTTCGTAAGGGTCGGTTTCTGCATTGTCCCGTTGCCCATCTTCAATGAATAGTTTTTCGATGATTCCGTTATCCACGACTGCAGCATAACGCCAAGAGCGATCACCGAAACCAAGGTTAGACTTATTGACGAGCATACCCATAGAACGTGTAAAATATGCATTGCCGTCTGGAATGAGTTTTACTTTCTCAATGTTCTGGTCTTGTGCCCAGGCATTCATCACAAACCCATCATTAACAGAGATGCAGTAAATATTGTCGATGCCAAGACCAATAAAGTCGTCATATTTCTCTTCGAATCCAGGTAACTGATAGGCACTGCAAGTAGGAGTGAAAGCACCAGGCAGGCTAAAAATGACCACACGCTTTCCATTAAAGAGTTCTGATGTTGTACGATTTACAAACTCACCATTCTCACGAAATTGGAATTGAACTTCGGGAATGGTGTAACCTTCTTTACGCATAGGCACCTCCATAGTAGTTTCCTTCTTTTTAAAAATATTAAACATAAGTATTAATCAAAAACAGCAGTAACTCCAACAACTTTTGCATTTGGATTTCGGGCAAGTGCAGTTTCTCTTGCATCTTTATAATCTTTTGCCTCTACGATTTCGTGAAAGACTTTACCTGCCACATACAACTGCACTTTGCACCGCATCACCAAATACCAGGAATGATTTGACCAGTGGTAGCATATGTACCAACAGCAATGACGAAACCGAGCATTGCCAGACGAGCGTTGAGGATCTCTGCCTCAGGGGTGAATCCGAATTTCATTTTTGTTCTCCTTGATAAGAATGTTTTTGTTTTAAATCAGGATTTGGTTGAGAAGGAACTACAGGGTTCCTTGATTTGTTTTTAATTACGATGAAAGCATCATTTTGGTAAGTCACCGTTCCAAATGGTTTTGCCCATTTTGGATTTGCATCTGGATGAGTTGCAGTTCCTGTTACTGCTACCCCACCAATCTCTACAGAGAGTTCATCGTCACGATCCCATCCAAGAGTTTCAAGAGCAATTGCAAATTGCCCGAGCATTCCAGCAGTCATCAATAGGTCTCAGCAAGTTTCTCCACAGCATAACCCAAAGTCACAAAAAATGCAACTGCAGTAAGGGTCCAAATAACTTCAGTCATCAGAAGACACCGAAGAAAAGTTTACCTGTGATAGCATAAGAAATAGCCCCAGCAATAATACCGACCATAGCCCAGCGTCCATTCATTTTCTCCGCTTTCTCAGCATAAGGTTCAAAACCATAACGTTCGATGTCTTCTTTAGACATCCACATTGTTGGTTCTTTGGCAAACATATTCATTTGCCCGAACTCATTTTTTGTAACAGTCATTATCTTGTGTAAAGATTTACAACAATAGTATATATGAAAAAAAAGGGTCTGTCAAGACCCCCCTTAAGGTTTTGTTTAGATTTACTGACCAATTCGGTTTACGGCAATCCGTGCTCGGTTAAGAATAGAACCACTCAGAGGAACGTATCCAAGATCATCAGCAATTGATTGTGCCTTTGAACTCAGAGCATAATTTAGTGCTTCACGAATTGCGGAAGCATTAGCACCATTACCAGTCTTATAAGCAAGAACCCAAGTCAAAGTTGAAATTGGGTACGCTGTTGCCCCAGAAGGATTTGGATTTTCACCTGCAAGATTTGCATCCAGTTTAATGCCATTTAATGCAGCAGAACCAGAAGCAGCGGTAGGGAGAATAAACTTACCTGTCTTATTTTGAAGTGCTGCTGCCTGGAGTTTGTTTGCTTTTACAAATCCAGTATTCACATAACCAATCGCACCTACACTCTGACGAATGCGACCAGCAACACCTTCATTACCCTTTGCACCAACGCCAGTAGGCCATTTAACAGACTTGGCAGCACCAGCAGTCCAACCACCAAATGCTTCCAGAGAGTTAGTGAAAGCATAAGTAGTTCCAGAACCATCAGAACGATGAACAACCATCATAGGTCCTGCAGAACATCCAACTTGTTTCCAATCCTTGATACGACCAGCAAAGATGTCAACTGCCTGTTTCTGGGTCAGTTTCAGAGTACATCCAGGTTTATTATAGGCAATCGCAATAGTGCCACCAACCATAGGAATTTGGACAACACCACGCTTTACTTTAGCGGCTTCTGTGGAAGTGATTGCTTCATCACTTGCTCCGAAGTTAACTGTGCCCGCAATGAATTGACGAACACCAGCACCAGAACCAACGGACTGATAATTAATCCTATTCCCAGTAGTTCGTGCATAATCTTGGAACCATCGTTGATAAATTGGAGCAGGGAAAGTAGCACCCGCACCATTAATAGTAGGTCCAGCAAGAGCAGCGGCAGGAGCAGCAACTAGACCAACAGCAATAAAATTTTTGAGTTTCATAAAAAGTTTTTGGAAGTGAATTGACTTCGTAAGTAATAATACTGGAAGAGAACCTTAAAGTCCACTAAGATTTGGTTAAGGTTTTGATTACCTAATAAAAAACCACCCTTTTGGGTGGTTTCACTCAACTTATGAGTAGTTTATCAGAACTTGAAGGTTGTCTGGATTACGCCACCCCAGTTAGAGGAGTTATCAGCAAGACGCTGGTTGTCGCTAGCATAGAAGATAGCGGGAGTGACGCTGATATTATCAGACACTTGATACTTGTAGAAGATTTCAAGCATCGTTGCTTTCTCAAGGTTTTCTCCAGTAGGTGCCTGACCGATAGCAACACCAGCAGAGTTACCATCAACAAACACGTCTTCCCACTGGAGACCAGCAAACCAGGACTGACTATCGGTAGCATCACTAGGAGCACCACTTACAGTGTTCCAACCATAACCACCAGAGATAGAGGGAACCCAACCAGATTGAGTTGGTTGCCAGTAAGCGTTGATGGCATAACCATTAGAGGTTTGACCAGGAACCAGAGTGCCAGAAGCACCATTCAGACCGTTGTAGGTACGAACACGGGTTCCTTCAGTACCATAACGATAACCGAAAGCAGCACCCCAGTTTTGACCACGATAACCGATCTGTGCCAGAGTATTCAGAGCACCAGTCTCATCAAACTCACCCTTGGAACTATCTTGACCTGCTTGGGCAACATAGTTTACGCCAGCAACAAGACCCTTCTTACCATACTGAACGCCGAAACCAGCACCAGTTGCCTTGTTATAAACACCAGGAGTACCAGCAACAGCAAAGAAGTCAAGAATACCTGACTTATATGCGGAAGGAACCCAAGCAATCTCAGTGTTACGAACAGCAGCACCAGCAGTCAGAGTAGTGCTACCGTTGAACACAGGGAACTGATAATACAGACGGTCAATAACTACGTTGTTACCAACTTCGCTGGAAGTGTTGTCTGCTTTGTCCAGTTTGAACAGTGAGGAACTGGAACCAAAAGGATCACTGCTGAAGTTAGCAGAACGCAGACGAGTACGGAGAAGATCCTTACCAGTAAACGAAGTATCCAGGTTCAGACGCAGATCGTAGTTGAATGCAGTGTGAGTTACATCACCACCTTTGGTTTGGTAGTCATCAACACCACCAAGAACGAAGGATGCTTCACCACGCAGTTTGGTAGTGGTAGAGAACTGAGTTGCTTCAAGTTGACCAACTTGTGCTTCCAGTTTGTCTACACGACCACGAAGAACAGTAAGTTCTTGTGCAAATTCTGCCTGAAGGCGCTTAAGTTCATCGGTAACCTCAGTTACACGGTCAAGGCAAGCATTCAGCAGTGCTGCTGCCTCATAGCGGGTCATTGCCTTACCACCACCATAAGTGCCATTAGGATAACCAGCAACGCAACCATAACGCTCTACCAGTTGCGACAGTGCTTGATATGCCCAATCGGTTGGTTGCACATCAGAAAATTGAGTGACGCTTGTAACCTGTTCAGAGGAATATTGATTGACTGCTGCCATATTGAGATCTGCGGCATTCGCAGCAACAGGAGCAACCATTCCCAGAGCAACAGGTGCAAGCATCAGTTGTTTGAGTTTCATAAAATTTGTTTTTGTTCTATAGGACATATTGAGTAATCACACAAATAGTTGCGGTGTGATTACGTCACGGTATTTATACTATCATTACCTTTTGGGATATGTCAAGCATTATCCTGGTTGCCCACCTGAAGGATTTGTAATCCTACCAAGATATGGATCATAATCCATTAAATCATTAATATCCAATTGAGCACCAGCTTGCATCCAGAAATTTAAAATTCCGTCATGACTAGATCTATGGAAAGCATCCACATGATCTGGATGAATAGAAGATCCCAATTCAATTTTATACAGAAGTAAAGGAATAGAAAATGTATTACCTGAATTATAGATTAAATCATCCGCTACTGGGCGAGGTTTAATTCCATTATCAAGTTTATATTTTTCACCCCTAACATGATGACGAAGTAATTTTTCTGCATGGTGTCTGGTAATCATATAACATGCAGTAGAAAAATTATTCACAAATCTTCGATGAAGTTTTACATGAATATCTCCAGTACAAATAATTGCAAGTTGAACAACATCCCAATCATAAGGAAGTCTTGCAACAAAATCATCCCAATTAAAATTCCAAAATCTAACTAAATCCAATTTACAATCATCTTCCATGATAATTGCATATGGACTATCAGATGTTTCCATCCAATGTTTAATTGCTTTTAAATGAGAAGTAATACAACCAATTTCACCAGAAGTCATACTTTCTGGATATCTACCTTTAATAATATCACTTAAATCATCATCACGACCATCATAAGCAGATACACGCTCATAATTTTCTATACCCCAATATTGAAATTGAGATTCCATATATTCTTTTCTATCTGGTTGCCCGTCGAGATTTAAATAATAAACGGGACCGAAATTTTTCAGTTTATCCATTGATTTATTTTTATCCATGTTGTTCTATTACTTTCATTATACTAGGAATATAATGTGTTTGTAAAATTTCTTTCCAATCAAATTGCTTAGAATACTCTAAAATTTCTTTCCTATGAGAAATAGAATATTCTCTATTTTTAATAATTTCAGATTCAACAAATTCTAAATCATTAATTTTATCCTCAGGAATTACGGTAATAAATTCTTTAGATTGATCAAGATTTGCCTTACCCCACTCACACACAACTACACCCAATCCAGCAGACAATGCTTCCATACAAACAAGGGGATGCGCCTCACCATCAGATAACAATACAAGATTTCCATAATCAGTTAATTCATTGTAAAGAGTTTCCTTAGACCATTCACCTAGATAATTTTTATTCGTGTTAAATCTGCTATCGGCAAGATTTCCTGCGAACCAAAGACTATCAATAGATTGGAATAAATGCTGACGCTTTCTATAATCAATCTTTGCCAGATAAATTGATCTATCAGGATACTCTGGCGTTTCTTTAAAATTAAATTTTGAAGTGTTTACACCGTTAGGAGTAATAAAAAGTTTATCTTCGGGAATGCTAAACATTACCTGATAGACTTTAGATATCCCTTCAGATAAACAAAATACATTTGGTTTAATCTTTGAAAATTCATTTGCAACATTTGCATACCCACCAAACATTTGAGGGCGCTCAAGATACCCAAAATGACTTGTAATAGCAGAAGGGTATTGAATGAAAGGACAAATATCAATAAATTCGTCGTAATGAACGTGGACAAAATCTGGAACAAAAGCATTAATACCATTAATGATTTGTCGATAATCTTTGGTATTAATTATCTGAACTTCGTGCCCAAGTTCTTCAAGAGCAAGTTTAGTATCCCAAATAAGTATTTCAACTGCACCCCATCCAGTTGGGGGAATGGGCATAATGCCAGGACCAATTAATGTAATTTTCATTTTACTAACCTTTGAGGATAATCTGTACAAATACCATAACAATTATATGCAATTAAATCATCAAATTCAGTTTTCTTTATTGACAATTCAGGCATAACAATAATACTAGAGGAAGTATATGGTTTTCCTGGATATGTCCAAATATAATTTTTACTGGTTAAAGTAAAGTCATCAGTTTGGTGCCAGAAATAATTATATCCACCAGTTCTTGAAACAAAATAATGAAGGGCATCAATATTTTTACAGTGTATCCATAGGTTATCCATACGCTGCGCCAACCAATAAGGAGTAACAACATACTGAGGATCATCATGCCCCAAGTAGAGTTGTTCATCAAACGGATCATATCTAATGTCAATTTCTACATCAAATCCATATTCAATTGCTTTATCAATTATTTCTGGTTGATTTTCTGTTAATGGATTTGGTCCATCAAGATTTCCTCTATGTGCAATAATTTTCATAATTAACCTCTAATACATGCAGCATCCATAGAGCATGGTGCTAAATCGTTTGCAGAAAATCTTCTAAGAAAAGATCCAAATTTAAATGCTTCTGGAGAAGGTTCCCAAATAGATTCATAAACACTTTCAACATCATCATAAGCATTTTTCGACCAATTAAGAAACTTTGTACCAAAAAATTGAATAGTATCTGGAAATCTTGGATGATGTCCTGGAAGGTAAAATTTATTTGGGTCACAATCTTCAAGATTTGGAAAGTTTAACAATACAGTATCATACCTAGCAAGAACAACCCAATCATACTTTTCAGTAACTTCTGGACTTTTTCTATAAGTATCAAAAATATTAGATACTGTTTTTATAGACCAAAGTTGAGATAAAACATTACTATAATTTTTATGGTTCCAATGATCACCGTCAGGATGTTTTCCTGTAAATTTTTTATCTACAAACTCTTTAGCGTTTGGGGGAAGTTCAAATTGCCTAGGTTCATCATGAACCAAAATAAGAGGACTATATTTTTCACAAATTAATTCCAGTGCATTTTCTGGAATTGGACATTTATTAATTTTTGACCAAGAAGAATAATCATATTCCTTATTACTTCCTTCTTCCCACCAAGCGTGACAAAATACGTCAGTGTCATATTCGTCTATAATAGATGATTTGTATACTTCTTCGATTTGAGGATTATCTACAAATCTAGGTTGTCCAAAAAATAACAATGCTACTTTCATCACACTTCTCCTTTATAATGCTCAAGGAAATAATTTAAATCTTCTGGAGTACCAATTCCCCACATTCCATCCCTATCAATTTCTTTGATACGAATTTTTTTGTTATCACCAATTGCTTCATTAAATACTGGACAAACATAAAACTCGTTATTAACACGAATGTTCTTTTCAATCATCTGTTCAGCATACTTAACATAATCAGAACCTTTCTTCCAATAGTAAATACCAACAGTAGCATGTTCAGAGATTGGTTTTTTCTCTGCTACTTCTTCCACATAACCATCTTCACCAAGTTTAGCATAAGACCATTTGGGATGAGTTGCGGGGAAGGTTACAATACCACCATCAACTTCACCATTCTGGAATGCATAAAGGGTTTCGTTACTATCCCATTCCACAAACTGGTCCGAATTTGCCATGACAAGAGGTTCATCATTATTAATGAATTCCTTGGCAAGAAGAGTTGTACAACAGGCACCTTCGGTTAGACCATCAACCTGAACAATATTACATCCAGGAGCAATCAATGGAAGTAGATAATTCAAATTATACTTTTCATAGTGTTCTTTCTGAACAATAAAAGTATAATTTGCTTTGATATTCAGGTTCTCAACAACCACTTGGATCATTGGTTTACCTTTAACTTCAATCAAAGGTTTGGGGAAGGTGTAACCCTGACTAGCAAATCTGCTACCAGCACCTGCCATAGGAATAAGAACGTTCATTGTTTTGCTCTCCCATGCCACTTTTTGTTTAGTACCATTCAGAATTTTTTTAATACGATCAATTTTTGTTTGGTTGAGATCTTTACGATCCTCTACAGGAACCAGATGTGCCTTACTATCAAGAGCACCTTGACGACCAATATGACTATCCTCAACAATTACAGTATCTGCAGGAAGTGCTCCAAGAGCAGTCATACACTTCCAATACATTGCTGGGAATGGTTTGTTGCGAACAACGTCTTCATTAGAGACGTACATATCCACAAATTCCAGAAGACCAAGACGCAAGAGAATGATCTTTACAGTATTACGAATACTGTTAGATGCAACAGCAATCTTATATCCAGCATCTACAAGTTGTTGGAAATATCCCATCAACTCATAATCCTTTGCTACACACTCGTTAAAGATCTTGAGTGTTGCTTCTTGCTTGTCTCGCCAAATCTGATCATAAAGATCTACAGGGAGACCTTTATTTTTAGTTAAAAGTTCTAGTTTTGCTTTAGTAGGAAGACCATCATAGATGCTGACATGCTCTTCTCTACTAATAGCATATTCTTCACCAAGTGCCTGATTTAATGCTTCATAATGATAATCTTTACTATCGATAAGGACTCCATCCAAATCAAAAATAACAAGTTTAGTGGTCATTATTTTTTGTCTCTCCAAAGTACATAGTGCCAGTTGTTTTTAGTAATAGGAAGATTATGTCTCTTCTGTGCATTAAAACCAATCAAACATTCTGGATTGATTTCTGCACCCATTTCACATATTTCAACAAAGTTATCAAATACGTCAAGATATTTATCCATCAATTCTGAGGATCCAAATGCGAAATGATCATTAATTCCATGTTCAACATGTGCCCATTCATTAAGAACATTGACGGTATTTAAATCATAATCTGAAATAGAACCAATGGGAGTATTAAAATACTCATCAGTTCTTAATCGAATGACACAATCATATTTAAATCCATTATCATCCTCATATTTTTTCTTAAGATTATTTGCCTCACTCAAACTATAAAACATAGAAATAATATTATTAACGGGATGAGGAAATCTAGGATCTGGATGAATATCTTCTGCTTCAAATTCTTTTGGTTCTTCAAAAACCAAAGATTTTGGTTGCCATTTTTCATGCATATAATCTTTTAAATCTGCTTCCCATTTTCCACGTTCTTTATATTGATCCCAGAAATAAGATCCGACCCAGGCATCATCATACCAAATATGTGCAAAAACATCAATCTGACAATCTGGGTTCGCATCCCAGAATGTTTTACGATGATTTTCATAACATTCTTTTAGATGTCTCGGTTGACCCGAGTAAATCATAGCAATTTTAGACATGATACTTACTATTATCTTTCGCTAAATGAACAATTTTTGGATTAAATGTACAACTCTCTGAAAATACCTCTGGGAATGCAAACGAAGGATTGAGAGTATTTACTTCACTAACCCTTTCAGAATAAAATGCATTTAAATGACTTTCATCGTGCCACTGGGCAATAATATTATTCTCCTCATCTTTCATGATACGTTCATGAAGTTCATCCATCATTTCAATTACATCTGGAATTTTACCACCCCAAAGGCATCCTTGCCAATAGATTGAAAAATCATACTCATCAGATACCTTTGCTGTTGATAATGGACTTGTTTCAAAAGATCCTGGAAATCTATCATGAGGTGGCATTTTAAGATAATGACATGGGTGATGAACACCAATATATTTTTTAGTATCATCGAAAAATTCTTCTTTAGTTACAGTATCCACTACTGCCATATCAGCATCAAGAAAAACTAACCAATCATACTGAAGAAGTTCTCCCCTAGACTTTCCAATAATATCAAATCTATACAAAGTAATATAAGGCCAATCTAAATGTTCAGTTTGATAAACACTGACATTTTCTGGACTTTCTGGAATTTCACCATCAGTAAAAACAAAATATCTTTTTTCAATATCTGGAAGAAATTTTTCTTCACACCTCTCATACCAAGATGGTAAGAAGTTTAAATATTTCCCAGTGCCAATAAAAATAACTGCTACTTTCATCAAATTACAATCCAATCAGAACAATACAAGTCTTTGGTATTTAAATGTGCATTACCAGGTCCAAACCATTTAGATGGTGCTACTACCTTTTCACTTTTTGCTAACCAAGCACCCCACCAACTAAAAGAACTATTTGCAATAATATGTGATTTACACAAACTCATTAAACAAAGATCTGTGTAATTATCATTGTTTTCAGAAACTAAAAATCTATCATCAGAAAAAATTACTTGTTTTTTACACCATTCAGGATCATCTGAGAAAATTACGACTTCTCTAGTATCATCGAAATGAGTTAGTGCCTGATTATAGTATTCAAGATCCAAAGATTTATGATTATCATTTGTCAAATAATCACTTCTTCTAATATGAAGTGCAATTGGATCAGAAAGACTATCAATCATTTCTTTTGACGGTTCAAAAATATGATCATGAAACTCAAAATCTTCTCTGATTTCAGTTTCAATATTTTTAAAGTATTTTTCTGTTTGAAAAAATCCTTGCAAATTCACCCACTTAGGGCAATTATTAAATAGATCTTCATCAAAAGTAAAATCTTTTTCTACTATAGTTGGTCTTTCACCATCAATGTATTGTACATTCAACAAATTTATATTAGTCAATTTAAATGGATTGAATAATTGATGATCAGACCATTCATCTCTATTATTAGATGGGGGTACACAATAATTATACCCATTATTTCTAGCAATACCTTTTAATGAAGCATATTGGAACATTTGATTTCCCAATCTACCCAACTTACCTAAAGCATTAAATCCTATCATTTTATATTTTCCTTAAACCAAGTATATGTTTTTTCTAACCCGTCAGAAATATTTACTTTTGGTGACCATCCAAGAGAATTAATTCTACTCGAGTCCATAAGTTTTCTAGGAGTACCATTTGGTTTAGTAGTATCCCATCTAATTTCACCCTCATACCCAACCACTTTAACAATCATTTCTGTAAGTTCTTTAATACTAATGTCTGTGCTACTACCAATATTGATAAATTGCTCATCGTCATATTCAAGCATACAAGTATAACATGCTTCAAAAAAATCATCAATATATAAAAACTCTCTTAATGGTGACCCATCCCCCCAACATTCAATAAACGGATCATTATTAATTTTTGCGTAATGAACTCTACGCATAATACTTGGAATTACGTGACTTGATTCTGGTTTAAAATTATCTCTTGGTCCATATAAGTTTGTGGGCATTAGAGAAATAGCATTAAATCCATACTGCTGTTGATATGCCCTACACATCCTAAGACCAGCAATTTTTGCAATAGCATATGCATCATTTGTTGGTTCCAAATATCCAGAAAGAAGTTGATCTTCAGTAATAGGAATTTTAGGAAATTTTGGATAGATGCAAGATGACCCTAAAAATACTAACTTTTTAACTCCATATCTATAGGCAGCATCTATAACGTTTGTTTGGATTAATAAATTATCTCTAATAAAATCTGCAGGATTATCTCTATTACATACAATTCCACCAACTTTTGCAGCAGCAAGAAAAACATATTCTGGTTTATATTTACCAAAAAATTCTTCTACTTGCGATTGGTTTGTTAAATCTAATTCATCTCTATTTGCAGTAATAATATTAGAATAACCTTTGATTTTTAAATTTTCTACAATCGCAGATCCGACTAATCCCCTATGACCAGAGACATAAATTTTAGAATCACTGTCCATATAAACACATATCCTCAACTAATTGTGTAAATGATATTTTAGGTTCCCAACCTAAATTTTGTTTTGCTTTTGATGGATCTCCAAGTAAAGTTTCCACCTCTGCAGGTCGAAAATATTTAGGATTGACTTTAATAACTGTTCTTCCAGTAAGTTTATCAATACCAACCTCATCAAGACCTTCACCTTCCCAAACAATATTCATACCAAAATAAGGTGCGGTTTCTTCAACAAACTCACGAACAGAGTACTGAACTCCAGTTGCAATAACATAATCTTCTGGTTTATCTTGTTGAAGCATTAACCACATTGCCTCAACAAAATCCTTAGCGTGTCCCCAGTCACGTTTAGCATTCAAATTTCCAAGTTCAATGAACTGTTGTTCGCCAGTAGAAATTCTTGAAAGTCCTCTGGTTATTTTACGAGTAACAAAAGTCTCACCACGGCGAGGAGATTCATGATTAAAAAGAATACCAGTGCAAGCATACATTCCATATGCTTCACGATAATTTTTGGTTATCCAATATCCATAAAGTTTGGCACAACCATAAGGGGAACGAGGATAGAATGGAGTTGTTTCTTTTTGAGGAGTTTCTTGAACAAGACCATAAAGTTCACTTGTAGATGCTTGGTAAATACGAACACGATCTTCCATACCCAAGAGACGCACTGCTTCAAGAACACGAAGAGTTCCCATACCATCCACATCAGCAGTGTATTCAGGCATCTCAAAGGATACTTTGACATGACTTTGAGCACCAAGATTATAAATTTCATCGGGTTTAACTTTTTGAATTACACGTACAATATTAGTAGAATCTGTCAAATCACCATAATGGAGATTAAGTTGATCGTAAATATGATCAATACGTTGAGTATTAATTTGGGAAGCACGACGAATAATACCATGAACTTCATACCCTTTTTCTAAGAGAAGTTCTGCAAGATAAGAACCATCTTGTCCAGTAATACCTGTAATTAATGCTATTTTCATAAGAATATTTTTTTTATATTATAACATTATAGTTGACTATTATGCAATTTTTCTTTTCTTTTTGTAGACATCATAGGACTATTAATTATTTTAAAACCCTGTGTTTTATTTGCTGGACACATTTTACAAACACTTTCAGAAGTTCTTTTAAAAAAGTTTTCTACTTCGACATCGGTTGCATCTTTAGTTAATGGTTCATATTTTAAATAAGGATCCCATTTTTCCGATATATTATATTTTTTTGCCATCAGTGGTAAATATGCAATAGGTGGACATTTCCATATTTTTCCTTCGTGCAATTGAAAACATTTACCTTCCATAAAACAATTATTCCAACTCCCTTCTTGATCATTATCCTCAAAAGGTTCTATAGTATTACCATACCCTTTGTATATTAACGACCAATGTTTGTGATCAGAATTACAACCCCAAGAAAATTTATATTCTCTAGTCCAATTCTCTAATATTTTTAGTTTTTTTCGGATAACTTTTTTGTAAGTTGGATCATCACTATGAAGAGATATCCATAAATTAATATCAAGTTCAGATAAAACTTTCGGTAAACCTGGATGTTTGTCTAATAGAATGCCATTAGTAATTAAACCTATTTCACATCCATCCCACATTTCTTTTGTTAGATATAAAAAATCGATTATATCTCTACGCATTAATGGTTCACCACCAAGAATATTAAAAGTTGTTGGTTTTATTCTTTTATTCCAATAAGAAAACCATTCTTTGGCAACATTTAATTCAACTTTTCCTGGTAAGTCATGGTTAGTAAAATCAGAACAACTATCACAAGTAAAATTACACTTATGTATTACATGAAAATCTAATACTGGAATATCTATCATATTACTATCAAGAGATAATATAGTTATAAAAAAAGAGCGGGAATAGTTTCCCACTCTCAATAACTCAGGCTCGCCACCAATTCTTTAACTGGAAATTGGAAACCAGGCGGAGAAAGAATTCCCCATCCGCACCACTTGCTTTTTTATGGAGAAAGCAAGAAACCAAATGAGGGTCAATTGACTCCACCACCTAATTTACAACAAATTAGGAAAGGTTAATTGAATTAATTTTGGAATTTCTATTGCAGCATAAAAACCACATAGAATTAATATATCCCAAAACTTATACTTGATTGCGAAAGGAACTACAAAAGCATTTCCAACACATTTTACAAGTAATCCAACTTTAGGATCTCCCCATAAAAGGACAAAATATCCAGATAAGAGAAGAAGATTACCAATGTATCTTAAAACATTAGATCTTGACATAAGGGGTTGCTCCCGACCAGGGCAGGTTTATAGTCTTTCCGAGACTATACACTGACTTTAACTTCATCAAGATCACTATAGATATATTCCATAAGAATTTCATAGTCATCAAGAGGATCGCCAGAAAATACAACTCCAGCATTTTCATAATATCGCTTTACCTTTTTATAAAGTTTCGGATTCTTTACATCAAGGTAAAATTCACCATTTGCTGCACCACGAAGTGTTTGAATGTCTTTCTTGAATTTAGAAGTAATTGTCATTGCTTTGAATGTTGACTTTGTTATTATAAAAGACGTGTGGTTGTTTGTCAATAGGACAGAAACTAAACTGTCCATGCTCCTTGCGTGGATCGAACACGCCTCAGGCGAATTATGAGTTCGCTGCATTCACCAGATTGCTAAAGGAGCGGAAAAATTAATTAACAAGCATCATTATGATCACACAAATAATTATGATCATTTTCAAGTTGAACTCCACAATCAGATAATACTAATAATGCGGAACATTTATTTCCCATTATTTTATATTGATCACCTTGTTCAACTCTAGCAATATAATAATTAAAATTTTCTTGAAATTGTTGAATTGTAATTGTGCTAATCATTTTAATTTAGGTCCGTACATCCAAGTAACTAGAGATATTCTTTGTCCTTTTGTTACGCGAGAAACTTTATGAGGTATTCTAGAATCAAATATTATCATAGTACCTTTTTCTTTTGGTGCCTTAACACTTCTACCATGATAATCTATAAAATACAGATCACCACCTTCATATTCAGAAGGATCAGTAACAAGTAAACTAGCACTCAATTTTCTAGTAAAAAAAGGATTAGTTGATGTTCCATAATCACTATGCCAATTATAGTGCCCTTGCGTATTATATGTAGTTATTTGTATACTCTCTAATCTATTTAAATCATACTCCCATATTTTTTTATTACTTAACCCAATATAGTGGGAAAAAATACTACAAACCCAATGATCTTCATACCACCAATTAATTTTAGAGTTTCTTATTTTTTCATCCTTCCTACCAAGAATATCACCACCAACTTGAGCATCTTGAAAAATTTGTTGATTTAATGTTTTAATTTCTTCAACCATTAAATCCACTAATTTTTCTGGAACCACTTGTATATGAAAATCTACTGCTTCTGCTACTTTATGGGCAAACATAATGATGTAATAAAATAGTATAAACAATCGGGGTGACAGGATTTGAACCTGCGGCGTCTCGCTCCCAAAGCGAGTGCTCTACCAAACTGAGCTACACCCCGTTAGTTGATTTATTTATCATAACACGAGAAGATCCTGATGTCAAGCATTTAAAACTTCAGATAGTTCTGGAAATAAATCCAGAGTATTTTCATTTCTTATGGTATCCATTGCATTAATAAATTTTTTAAATTTAGGTATCAAGTTTGTCTTATCATTGTTTAGTTTTAAAATATTTTTCATAACTTCAAATTGTTCTCTAGATATTTCCGAATTATTTGGAATTAAAAAATTATTAATATGATCATCTATTTTTTCTATTATTTTATTTTTCACTTCCAATGGAAAAATATCAATGGATAAGTATTCAGGTCCAGTTAAAAAATAGACATTAAAACTATCAACGGTTTGTATTAATTTATTTTCATACAATTTTTTATGCATATCAAAAACATGAAAAGCATTAATTGCTTGATAAACACAATCTATTGTATATTTTTTATCATAAACATTTCTTAGATGATTTATATTGTCAACTAACGTATCCCAATTCAATCCATTTCTAATTAATTCACCACATTTACCATACCCATCTAAACTGATAGTCAATCCAACACTATCAAACTTTTTCCAAAGTTCTACAATATCATTGCCTCTGTAATTTATAATACTAAAATTGGTATTATAAATTAATCTAACATCAAATCTTTTAAGTTCAATTAATTTATAGATAATCTTATAGTGATCTTCCATAATTAAAGGTTCACCACCAACAAAATATATCTCTTCAACAGTATCAAATAAAGGTTCTAATTGTTCCCAAACATCTATTTGTTGTATTGGATTAGCATCTTTATTCTTTAAAACTTTTTTTATTTCATATCCCCAAGAACTACTGAATTCTGGGCAGCACATTCTACATTTAAAATTACAAATATTACTAAACCTAAAATCCCAATAAACAAAATTGAATTTATCAACTGTACCATTTTTTTTAGTTGATTTAACAACATCATAATGGTGACTAAATTTTTTATTAATTTTTTTTCTTAAACTATCATTACCAAGTTTTTCATTAAAATTACAATCTTTACATATGTCTAATTCCTTTCCATTCAATAAATCAACTCTAAATTTTCTAACAGCATAATTATTCCAAATTTGTTCCAAAGAATTATACTTTATATTACCAAAATCATATTCATAATTAGAAACACAACATGGATGAACATGACCATCTTGCCTTACATGTAATCCCACCCAAGGCATTATACAAAAATATTTGTTCCCATCATTCATATATTATTTTTCGATTTTATGTACGATCATAATTCCCATAGCAGGAACTAAAGTTAATGCACACCCAATTATAAAAAGACATGCTGGTGTATTTAGAATAAATTGTACAAATTTAATCATACTAATTATTGTGGATATGCGTTGTTAAGTCCCCAGTAAATAAACCATCCAATAAGAACAAAAATAAAAATAGCATTGAAAAAAACATTTAACATTAAAATCCTCCTCCATTTCTAAACCCTACAATATACCCAATAATTATTCCACACATAAATGCAATAAACATATAAAGAATATGAGAAGTAAACTCAATAAGAATTAACCATTCATTAGTTGTCATTAGTTTCATCCTCATATCTACAAGGTTCTTCAAATAACTCTTCCATTTTTTGCTGAAAAACTAATTCTTGCAATTCTTTTAAATCTTCTTCTGTGATAATCATTTTTTAACTTAATTGAACATTTAACCATGGAAATATTGGTGGTATTACTCCAATAAGTCGAAGAAGACCTTCAGCAAAAAGTGCAAGAACAACCCAACCAACACACATTGAAATAATCGAAGCATTACGATTATGTCTTCGTATGGCATCATCAATCATCTCCTGAACTTCAGAACGAGTTATATAATCATCATCAAAAGGTTCCATCATTTTTCGTCGCCAAGAAATTTTGCTAATGGGTCTTTTTTAGTTTTAACTATTTCACATGCCCTTTTATAAAACATATTATCCATATTACCAGACTTTTCAAAAGTCTCCTTGATCTTCACCCAATTGTTATAGGTATGCTGATCCATAGGGCATTTTAATTAATTACTACTAGTTAGTCTAGTGAGTACTTTTACTTTGTCAAGTTTGTGTTCATATCGTAACACTCATTAAAAAAATATAAAGTTTTAAAACGGAAAGGGTGGGATTCGAACCCACGGTGCTCATCACACGGCAGTTTTCAAGACTGCTACCTTAAACCACTCGGTCACCTTTCCAATGGTGATGAAATATATTATAATATAATAATTAATATCTGTCAACACATGTCATTAAATGATTTATTATTATCACTTGGGTATGATGATAATTCAGAACTATTTAACCCATCAGATAAAATAACAGAGGAAAAACTATATGATTTAAACGGAAAGAAAATAATAATCAGACAATACGTAATAGAATATAAAAATAAAAAGAGTTATTTAAATTCCGAATATGAATACTCATCATATTATTATTCAGAAGAAATAGTTAAGAACAATATACTTGAATTAATTTCAACCATAAAATTCCCAGAACCTGGAAAAATATATGATGTTGGATGGGAAGCAACTTATATAATAGATCCTAAATTATTCACAAAAAAAGAACGAACGAAAATTGCAATAGATTCATTCAAGACATCAAGAAAATATTTAAATGGTGTTGTGGGAAAATATGAACCTAAACCAGGAGATATTATTGGGTCACGACCATTAGGACTTAAAATTGATAAAGGATATACAGAAGAATCTGAAAAAGAAGGAACTTTACAAAGAAGTATTCTTTCCAAAAAAATATTTTCCTTTGGAGAATTAAAGTCGGATGGTATGCAATATGCAATGTATGATAAAGATATGAATTTAATCCCTATCTAACTTCAAAATTTAACTTCTTAACTTTCCTCTGTCTTCTTGCTTCTTGCCAAGCAATATCTTCCATAGAAAATAAAGAATCTTTATTCTTATTTTTTATAGTATTCAGCATAATTATGCTTGCCAAATCTATAGCAGTTATTGTCCTATTGTTTTTTATAGTGGCAATATTTGAACATCCACATATAACAGTTTTACTTGGATGCCCTTCAATTTCATTATTACAAATTTTGCACCTTATTTTTATGTTATCCATTTTTAACTTACGTAATCAACTAAACACTGCAATTCTGGAATAACTTTAAGTAAGTTTTGATTTCTTATCGTATCTAACTTATTTGTTTTTTCCAAAAACTTATTTATCTTATCTTTATTAGTCTCTTCTGGATTATCTAATTTTTCAATAACTTGTTCCAATTTTTGTGAGATATCTACTGGGTATGTTGAAGAAAATTGAAGTAATTTTTCTTTTATTTTTTTCCTTTCACTTATAGGATATAATTCAAGATCATATATACCGCCATCCATACCTCCCTCTAAAGATAGAGTAAAATTGCTAAATTCATTAGCATCAGTTATTAATCCAATTTGATTTAAATTGGTTATAATTTCAGGTATTCTATAAACGTTAAAAATACTCACAACTATATTAGCAGAAAAAATAAATCTACCATTTTCTAGATAATGATAAGAAGTTTTAAATTCATTTAAAAGTTTCTTTATATTACTAGAAATATTATTCCATACAGTTCCATACCTAACATACTCCGATCTAACCCCTATTTCGTCAATACTAACATTAACTTCTAGTTTTCTAATATCCCATTTTCTCCACATATCAAATACTTTATAGTTCTTATACTCAAGTGTAGAGAAATTTGTATTATATCTCAATTCTATTTGCGACTGCTTTTTATTATCAATAAAATATTGAAGCATTTCATAATGCTCATCCATCAACAATACTTCACCACCAGAAAATTCAATTAACTCTAAATTGTCAATATTATCTTGATACATTTTTTTAAAATCAAAATAATTACCAATATTCAATATTGGTTCTTCATAATATTCACCTAGATTATTTGTTCTAGTTTCAAAATTAATAGAACTACTAAGTTTAGACCAACATGTTCTACACTTAAAATTGCACTTATTACTTATCCTAAAATCAAATCCTTTAATTTTGACTTCTTTAACAGATCCATCAGGATTAGTCATATCATAAACTTCAGGTATAGAACTAGAAAATTTCTGATTATAAAAATATTTCAATGTGGTTGTTTCATCTTGTTGAATGCATAATGCACAACTTTCAGGTAATATATCATTAAGCATTTCTAACCTGATCTTCTTCATGGGGTCCCCATTCCAAATATCCTCAAGAGATTGTTTCTTCAAATCTCCAAGTTCAGTTGAATTACTACAACAAGGAACAACAACCCCATCAGGTAAAATATCCAGATAAACCCATGGCGCAATACATTTAGGTATTCTATTTGCCATATAACTATTACTATAAACATGTAGTAGTTATTTATTTTTTATAATATGGGAAGTATCGGATTCGAACCAATGACTTACTGCTTGTAAGGCAGCCACTCTACCGCTGAGTTAACCTCCCGAAAGGTGATGAGTATCCACCACCAACATCAGATACTTGATGAAATTTCACCGTGTTAGAGGACGGCGAATAAGAGAAAACACCAAACCTTATTTTTCCTGTTCTCAGGAAGGCACCCAAATGGGGTGGGAGACCTTGCAAGGGTTTGTACCTCCAAAGTTTGTCCAGCATTTTCAATTTGAAAAAATCGGAAATTTCCAATCTTTTCAACTCCCCCTCCTGGATTCGAACCAGGGACCAAATGATTAACAGTCATCTGCGCTACCGCTGCGCCAAGAGGGAATGTGTGGGTGGTGAGAATCTGTCATACTCACAATCGGGAAGGTTACACTGACAACGTATTTCCCAACACTTAGGTTCTTCTTGGTAAGAAGTTCTATACCTTTGATTTCTCAACGATACAGCGGGCACCACCCCTAACCTATTACATTATCCCGTGAGTAACCACAAGGATTTTTCTGTCACACCCTTTGGAGAACCGTCATTCTCCAACGTTTCAGGAGGGACTTGAACCCCCGACCAACTGCTTAGAAGGCAGATGCTCTATCCAACTGAGCTACTGAAACATGATGAGAGGGGTATCTCGCAATGAGATAGTAAGCGCACACAAGTTGTAGACCTATCTCAAATCAACTTGTGGCTGGGGCAAAAATCCCTCTCCAATTCCAGTTATCTCTACGTCATTCCTTTACACACTGGCAACCTCCAGGAAGACGTTGAAAGAAAGTATTCTTTCAAGTAGGACTGCAGAGAATTGAACTCTGTTCACACCGTTATAAGCAGTGGGCCTTAACCAATAGGCGACAGTCCCTTATGGGTTTATTTTACCATACTGTCTGGAGAACAGTCAAGTGTCCAAGGAGAACACAATCTCATTTCTCCACCCAGAGAACGACACTCATCAGTATAGCACACAGAGGTGTCCACTGGTTTTACTGAGTATCGCGGTGATGGTATTCTAACAGTACCATCGTCTCCTGTCAAGCGTTTGTAGTCTCTGATTGCCTTGTCTACTGATCGCTTAACATCTCGATCCACTATACCAGGATCTTTTTGTAGTTCTAGTATCAATGGAGAATCTGGTTGATATGTTTGTAGATATTCATAAACAATATCCCAAACTGTTTTTTCTTCTATTTTTAAACATGAAGAAAGTGATGCTACTATAAAAGATAAAACTGCAATAGTTGCAATCGAGGTCTTTTTCTTACCAAAATTAATATTAAATTTCATAGAAGGGGAGTTCTGCAGCACTCCCCGCTATTTATTCTATTGTATCAAACTTCTACCGTGATCAGTCGGGACGCATAATCATGAGCATACGAAGTGCGGGCACCATGATGCCCCCAACCAATCCAACTATACGCATAGTCCATGTAACGATTGATAGATTTACCAGGGGTTTTCATCTTATCTTCAATTCGTTTCCATTGAACTTCAGTTGTTAGATAACGAAGTTGCGTTGGAAGTGTTGATGGTGAACCACCGTACTTCCTAGCAAAATCACCCAATCCATAATAACGATCGGCAGATGTCCATTGGATCAGTCCGTAACCGCGTCCACAGTTACCCCAACTGGTCCTACTACCACCTTCGCAAATATTAGGAATAAAAGTTGATTCCTGACGAATATTGCCCATAATGGTAGCAAGGGCGTTTCTGTCTTTAATACCACGATCCTGGAAAAATGCCAGGGCAGCATTCTCATGTTCATTACACCCTTTACAAATTAGCCTTTTCTCTTTTGGCTTTGCGGGAGCAACCTCGCGGATTGCTGTCTTCTTTTCATCTACAAGATCAAACTCTTTGATTATAGCAAATGGTTTGGTTGTTGGTTCCACTGGAGGTGGAGGACCTTGCATCTTGTAGTTGACGAATGGCAGTGATGCCGTACTGGTTGTAACCGTTGCCACGAGAGGCAGGGCTACTGTAAAGAAATTTTGCATTAATTTTAATTGAACTCTACATCCGTATAGGCAAAGGAGAAGTTCCCCTTCTCAGGGGCAGTGCCCACGGCTCTAAATGTCACTTCAAGGACTAATAACGAAAAACCCACCATTTGGTGGGTCCTTTGCATAATAAGTTATTATTTAGGATTTGTCAACTGGAAACTACATCTTTTCTAAGTACATAATATCCAACTCTTGATTAGGATCTTCATAGTCTTTAATCCACTCATCAAATTCTTCAGCAATTGACACTGCATTTAAATAGCATTCAATTGGAGATTTAGATGGAGATTCAGTCTCAGATAAATGATGAATTCTATCGATTGACCACTGACGAATATCAGCAACAATCTCTTCAGTTGTCATTTCCATAGTAATCTTTTCGGAAGTACCTGTTGAGGATGTTGGAATTGTAGTACCTTGGGGTTCCGTCGTCAAGTGATTCTGTGAGGACATTGTTTGCGAAGAGTTGCCTTGTTTCTTCAAAATTAGTCTTGCCCTTTGTTTTATGTAATGAGATAATAGTGCGCGTAAAATTTTCCCTACCATACTTTTTTACATCCTCCTTGAGTTCTGGGCACGATCCATAATAGCACTTCCAGTCAGATTCTGCTTTAACCTTTCTAGATTTTCCTCTTGGTGTGCGGAAACTCCAGAAATACTTTCTACCAATATAATCCCTACCAGTTTTACTGCAATGTATATGATATACAAAACCAAAATAATCTTGAATATCACTTGAACCAAATATTTTTCCATTGTAGGTCCAAGGGTTTTCATAGTCAATATCTATACTCATCAATTATATCAAGAACTTCGTTAAGATATTTATGTGCAAGTCCTTTAATGTCAGTATCATATCTAATATGTTCTTTATATAAATTATCTTTCAATTTTAAAACTCTAACCTTAAGTTCTTCTTTGGTTAATTGATTTTTTGACATAATTAGTTTTACACCTACAATACTTATAAAAAAAGGGACCTATAAAGGTCCCTTTGTTAGTATTTAAAAATAAATTCAGATAGTTTCAAGAATATTATCTAACCACTCCTCACTCATGTTTGCCATTATTACGATTGCATTCTCATTTGTATCTGCGTATCCTTCAGAAACAAGATACTCAAGAACAACATCAAATAAATCATCTCTTTCAATTTCTTCACCAAGTCTTGAAGCAACCTTACCTGCACCCGTAGAGACCGCTCTTGCTGCCTTACCTACTGCACTCTTAGCACCTGCCTTAGCAGAACTTGCGGCACTCTTTACATTACGCTTTGCAACTGCTGCTTTGTTCTTAGCAGACTGAACTGCTTTATTTTTAACATCAGATGCTGCTTGCTTAGCAGAACGTGCTGCAGCATATCCAGAAACTGCTGCAGATGCTGCTTTTTGCTTTACTTTATCTGCGGCTGCTTTAATCTTAGCACCAACTCTAGATTTAATATCTTTTGCTACAGCAGAACGAAGTTCTGATCTTCCTTTGCTGGATTGAGTTTTCAGACCAGCACCTTTAACTAAATTACGCTTATTTGCATACTTAGCAGCAGCAACGTGCGACTGTTGCTTAACATCCTTTACTTTCTTCTCTGCTGCCTTCTTTGCTTCACCAGGAGCGGACTTTACTTTTTCAACACCCTTTTTAATTGCACCCTTTACTTTAGCAATTCTTTCTTCTCTTTTTTTCGCTTTAGCAGCAGATAATCTTGATGCTGCTGCTATTCTGCTACCAGAACCAGAAGTTACTTTAGCACCAGAACCTGCTTCACCACCACGACCCATGGTTACTTTTGCTTCAAGAATAACTTCCTCAAAAATAACATCTAGTTCTTCAATATCAAATCCTTCATTTATAATATCGTAAATTGCTTCTTCAACAATAGCATCTAGTTCTTCTTCTGAGAGTTCTTCTACACCAACAAACTCTTCATTCATATCTTCGACTTCAGATCTCAAATCTTCATCATAAATGGCATTATATGCCTCGGTAAGTTTAAAAACGCTCATTTTTCTAATTTTTGTGTTTAATTATATTTATAAAAAAGGGGAGGTGTTACCCTCCCCAAATACTTAAAGTTTAAATCCACTAAAAGTATCCTTTTTAACATCTTGTTTAATTCCACCAACAATATACGATTCAACTTCAGTTTCTTGAGGAGCAACTTGAAGTCCTTTTGAGGTAATCCAATGTTCAGTCCATGGAAGTGGATTATTACTTGCAGAGATATCGTAAATTGGTTTTAGACCAATTGCTTTCATTCTACGATTAGCAATCCATTCAACATACTGTTGAAGAAGTTTATCATTTAATCCAATCATACTTCCATTTTTAAACAGATAATCTGCCCAACGCTTTTCTTCATTTACAGCACGATCAAACATAGCGTAAACCCACTCCTCTTCTTCCTTTGCAATCTGCTTCATTTCTGGATCATCACTTTCTTTCCACTTATTCAAAATATTTTGAGTGATTGCTAAATGTTGATTTTCATCTCTTGCAATAAGAGATATTATTTTTGCAGATCCCTCCATGAGTTTGAGTTCACCAAAAGCGAAAGAACAAGCAAAACTAACGTAAAACCGAATACCTTCAAGAATATTGACGTTTGCGATTGCTCTGTAAAGTTTTCGTTTAACATTTGTAAGAGTTTCCTTTGCGTTCTGTACACCTTCAAGTCTAAACATCCATTCATTAGATGTTCCATAACTTTGTGCAGAATTAATAAAGTCGTCATATGCTTCAGTTACACTAGAAGCACGTTCCAAAATCCTATCATCAGTTACGATAGAATCAAAAACTTCAGAAGGATCGGAATAAACATTCTTAATGATATAAGTATATGAACGACTATGGATCATTTCCATAAAACCCCAAACTTCCATACACGCTTCCAGTTCAGGAAGCGAACAATATGGAATAAATGCCATCCCAGGTCCACGACCCTGAACAGAATCAAGCATAATCTGATACTTTAGATTTGAAGTATAGATATGTTTTTGTTCTGGGCGAAGAGTTTGATAATCTCCACGATCCTTCTGGAGAGATACCTCTTCAGGTCTCCAGAAGTATCCGAGTTGTTGAGTAGTTAATTTATCAAAAACTGGATATTTGTAAGAATCATATCTCTGAATTCCTAAGGGTTTTCCAAAAAACATTGGTTGTTTTTTTGTATCTACTGGTTCGGTATTAAAAACTGTCATACCTTTGATAGTAGACTGATCTTCCATATTATCCAGAAATTTAACTTGCATTTTTTTCCCCTTTAAAAATAAAATTAACTATCACATTTAATATTTAAACTTTAGAAGTGTTATGATCTTCAAATTTTACAACTTTCACAATCCTCATCATCAGAAGATAAAATATCACTAAGCAAATTATTCAACTTATTATCAGTATCAACTATTTCATCAGTTTTAACATCATAAGTATTTTGATAATAAGAAGTCTTCCACCCATATTTGTAAGTATTCAAGAAATCATTTGCCATCACCGACACAGGAACTTCATTATCGGGATAATGCTCTGGATTATACGACCAGTTACCCGAGATTGCCTGATCAAAGAATTTTTGCATAACAGCAACAATATTGATATAACCAGTATTACTAGGCATATCCCAAAGAAGCGTATAATTATTCTTAAGAGTTTGATACTGGGGTACAATCTGCTTAAGAGGTCCCTTCTTTGATTTTTTAATGGACAAGTAATCTCTAGGTGGTTCAATTCCATTTGTTGCGTTTGACACAACGGAACTGCTCTCCGATGGCATCTGTGCGGACAGTGTTGAGTGCCTGAGACCGTGAGCCAGGATGGATGATCTAAGTGTCTCCCAATCATGCTGGTATGGAATAGATGAAATTTCGTCTACGTCTTTTTTATATGTATCAATAGGAAGAATACCATCAGCATACTTAGTACGACTGAAATATCCACATGCACCTTTTTCAATAGCAAGTTGATTAGATGCTCTTAAAAGATAATATTGGAAAGATTCTGTTAATCCATGAACAGCATCCCATGCTTCCTGTGAATCATACTTATACCCAAGTTTTGCCAAATAGTGAGCAAGACCAATAAACCCTATGCCAAGCGAACGACGTGCCTTAGTGGCGATTTCTGCGGCAACTACAGGGTATTTTTGATAATCAATCAATTCATCTAAACCACGCACAGAAAGATCGCAAAGTTCCTCAAGTTCCTCATCAGACTTGACTTTACCCACATTGATAGCAGAAAGAATACACAAAGCAATTTCACCAGCACCATCAATATGCTGAAGAGGATCTGTAGGTAAAGTAATTTCTTGACAAAGATTACTCATGTTTACTTTGTCTTTAAAAGATGAGTGAGCGTTACAGTGATCAATATTCATGATATAGATGCGACCTGTTTCTGCTCGCTCTTTTAAAAGATCAAGAATGAGTTTTTGAGCTGCGATAGTTTTTCTTGGAATAGACTGATCTCGTTCATAATCCACATACATATCGTCAAATCTATCAGTCCCAAAAGCATCATACAGACCAGGAACGTCGTGTGGAGAGAAGAGTGAGATTTCTCCGTCTTGAATAAATCGTTCATAGAAGAGTTTGCTAATTTGAATACTGTAGTCTAACTTACGAACTCGGTTATCTTCAGTCCCTTTATTATTTTTTAATACAATAATATCTTCTATTTCTTGGTGCCAAATTGGGAAGTGGACAGTCGCTGATCCACCTCTGATGCCATTCTGAGTGCAGCATCGGACAGTTGCTTCAAACTTTTTGAGGAAAGGGATAACACCTGTGTGCTGAACTTCTCCACCCCTGATTTTACTGTTGATGCCCCTGATACGACCTGCGTTGATACCGATGCCCGCCCTTTGTGCAACATAACGGCCAATTGCCATATCACTAGTAAAGATACTATCGAGGGTGTCATCAACATCAACAAGCACACAGCTAGCGAATTGTCTAAGTGGCGTTCGCACTCCTGCCATGATGGGGGTTGGAATGTTGATTTTGTGCTTTGAGATTGCGTCATAATACCTCTTGACATATGACATTCTGGTTTCTTTTGGATACTCTGCAAAGATAGTCAGAGCAATCATCATGTACATAAACTGTGGGGTCTCATAAACCTTTCCACTACTTCTATCTTGCACAAGGTACTTATCAACGACTTGACGTAAACCTGCATAAGTGAATAAGAAATCGCGGTGATGATCAATATAATTACCAGCTTTGTTAAGTTCATCTTCACTATACTTAACTAAAATTTCTTGATCATATACCGTTTTTTCAACACATACTTTAATATGATCCAGTAATGAAGGAAATTCCCTCATTCTACCATAGATACCTTTGCGGATAGAGAATAAAAGTAATCTTGCAGCAACAAATTGATAGTTTGAATGGTCAAGATCAATTAAATCGCTTGCAGATCTAATAAGAATTTCTTGAATTTCAGCAGTGGTAATTCCATCGTAAAATTGAATTCCAGATTGCATTTCAACCTGACTTGCCGAAACGCCTGCCAGATCTTTACACGCTTCTTCAACCATCACATGCATTTTATCGAGATCGATGTTCTCGATAGATCCATCTCTCTTTTTAACTTTTAAACCGTTGCTCATACTTTTTTCCAGTTAGTAAATTTAAGTGTTGCTTCTAAACCACGATAGGTATTTAATTCTACCATCCTTGAAACATTGTGTCCAGATAACACCATGTCATTAATATCTTTTTGTTTGATTGTTGATGGCCAAATAACTACTTGATCATTTTTTTCTATGTGTTTAGAAATTCTTTTAGTAATTTCAATATTTCTTGGTTCATTATCATAAATCCATACAGGGTCTGTTATACCCCATTTTCCAACATCACCATCAGCACCACAAAGAGCAATTGAATTATTAATAAATGTAGAATCAAATGGACCTTCTGTAATATAGACAGTTTTATTTTTATCAATATCATCTAATCCATAGATTTTTGGTGCTTCATCATCCAACATGATGGTAATATATTTAACCTTGTTTAAACCAAGTGATCTTCCTTGAAACCCAATAAATTTATTTTGATAATATAATGGAATGATTATTCTTGGTTCATCATACTGTAAACTTTTAGAATCAAAAGTTTTAATCAAACTATTTGTCCATTCTTTAAATTTATCCACATAATAAAATTTATCTGGATTTAATTTTCTACGTTCCAGATAAATTTTTGCCGTAGTGTTAGATGATGCTTTAGGAATTTTCAGAATTTCCTTTTTTTCATTTTTAGTGAAAATTGGTTTTTCAAATTTTGGTGTTTCCACCACAAAATTTTTACCAGTATGACCTTCTTTAAACTTTTCTAATGTGTACTGTTTATGTATTTCTGGATCTATAGTCTTCAAAAAATTATTAAACGATACACTACACCCACAATTATGGCACTTATAATTAGTATTATTTTTTAAAGAATACAAGTATCCCCTAGTTTTGTTTTTATTATTCTTAGAATCACCACAAATAGGGCAGCGAAAATTGTAGAGGTCTGCTTTAACCCTTTTGAATTTCTGAAGTCTTGGGGAAATAAGATTTATAAACTTTACGTCAACGAAGTCCATAACAAATAAGTTTCATGGACCTACCATAACATCAAATCTTGGTCTTGTCAAGATCAATATTTTTTAAGTCTATTATGCTTGTCCATTTGATCACAGCATTAGTTATCTTCTGCAAATAATATAAAGTTTGCATTTTTTTCTTTATTTTGGTCATGGCGAATAACGCCTAATTACCATTATTTATTTTATAAATTCTTGAACTATAGGTGGTTTAGATTCCATTATAGAAGGAACAATTGAATTTAAAATACCAATAACTATGACAGCAACTGCAAGAACTCCACCAATTTGCCATCTAAATTTTACAAGTCCCTCTATTTTTAATTCCATTTTCTCAAATCGCTCTGCTATTTTTTGATGCTCTTTTTCATTCTCTCCTTTCATCTCATCTATCATCTTGATCAACAATGCGTCGTTTTTCATACTTTGATCAATTCTTTCATCGTGTTTTGCTAAGATTGTTGCGATACTAGCATTTCCTTCGGAAATTTTGTCTACCGCTGCTTCTAATTTTGCTAGCATTTCGCGGGATAGGTCTTCATATATGTTGAGTTTAGATTCAAGAACCGCTATTTTAGATTCTTGTGAAAACATATTACCTCTTTATAGTATTTAAATAGTCTATCCAGTTTTTTCTGGATTTTTTGCCCCCATAGATATATCTTTTTTGAACTTTGTTTCCAAAAAGTTTAGGCGTTTTCCCAGCAACTGGTCCAGATGGATCAGATTCAGTACTAAATCCACCACCAGTCCCTGGTGCATTTGCGACCATCATTTCTCGAAGTATTTCAATTACCTTGTCAACGCTTTTCATCTCGGTAAACCTTTTGTAATTCTACTAAACAATCTACGTCAACGGGAACATCATGAATATAACATTTTGGATATTCTGGTAGTCTATTTAAAAATAGTATAAAGGTTTTCATAACAGACCATAATTCACGATCTATTTTATAAAATAACATTGGTGTAGTTGCATCACCAAATATATTATAAAGAATAATGAAATGATTAATTAAAAGGTGTGTTTTTAATTGACCAGTATTTTTATATCGTTTCAATAATCTTTTAATATATTTAAAATGGTTCAAATCTTTATCAAAATCCTCTTTAGTTACCGCTTGAGGATTTTCATAATGCTTAATAGCAAATAATAAAAAATTATCTTCATTCAGTTCATTAAATAACATATATTATCATGCTAATGGATTGCCGTCGTAAATTGGAGTGTTGCCAGTAGTAATTCCAGACATTGCAACAAGAGTTTCTTTCTTAACTCTCAATGATCCAGAACTATCAACATAAGTAATAATACCAACCCATCCTTCATGAGTTAATTCATAAGAAGTAGTCTGTGCTGCAGTAGTACCTCCTTCAGCAACACCATAAACAAAAGTGTCACCACTAGTATTTGCAGAATTGTAATGTGGATCTAAAACTGTATATTTTGGTGCTTCAGTAATTTGGAAAGAAGTTCCTGCAATAGCAACACCACTTAAACCAGCGGTTGAAGCAATTGATAATTGTGTTGTACTTGCAATACCAACAATAACCGCTTCACCAAAATATGTACCTACACCAGCAATACCAGTATACACACCAAACTTAATTACATCACCAGTTGCAGCAGCACCAACTTGTCCAAAAGTAGTTCCAGTGCCAGTTACAGTAAGGGTAGCATAATTAAGAGTTACAGTACCTCCAGCACCTTTAGCATCGTTGTTTCCCCAGAGTGCCATGTCTTTTTTCCGTAAAAATTTTGCTATAAATTATTTATAAAAAAAAGAGACCTTTGTTCTAGGTCTCTTATAAGGATTTTAAACTACTATTATTTGCAGTTTTTTAGTAGTGCAGTTCTAACTGTACCTGCAATCACATTATCAATATCATTATCAGTGGTGTTTACATAACGCTCAAGTAGTTCAACTACAAGACGCTTTGTATGGCAGGAATTTAATGCTGCAAAAATAATTGGTTTTACAATTTCTACTAATGCGCCCATAATAATACCTCCGTAAAGAGTTTCCTATTATATTTAGAATTAATCAAATCTAGATGACATATTATCTCTTGCTCTCTGAGCATCAGCACGACGCTTTGCTACTTTTTGTGCAGGAGATGCTGGTCCACCATATTGACCAGCAGTAGGTGGTTTTTTACCAGGTTCTTTTTTACGCTGACCAGCAGGTGTTCCTTCCATTTTGCGAATGGATCTCTTTACCATTGTATATGCTTTATCATCTTGAGCACCACCTTTTTCAGACTTCCTACCTTTACGAGTAGCAGACATTCCTGTTTCTTTTGCATATCTAGTTCTTTCATCAACTATTTCACCATCAGGTTCAAAAGAAGATGCAATATTAGTAACTCCAGATCTTACTGCTTGCTGCTGTGCCATCTGAAGATTTTTTCTAGCAGATAAAATCTTATTTAACTTTGCTTGAGCATTTTTAGTTTGCTTTTGCTCAGTATCCTGCTGTTTTCCTGGAACTTGATTTCCTTGTTGACCAGTTACAGTAGAAATTGCCTCATCAATTTCAAATTCTTCTTTTGCTTCTACCTTTTTAGCAATCTTATGCGCTTTATTAATAGTAGACTTTTTGAGAGGTGGGTTATCGCCAGTTGCTTTCATTGCTGCTGCCATACCAACAGCATAAGGATTTACTGCTTCTTTAGGAACACAGTTTGGAACTTCTTTACCACCTTTCTTTTTTGTTCCTACCATTTCATATCCTTTCCAACAAGGATCTTCACCTTTCATTTTCTTTGCTTCATTTTGTAGGTGATCTGCAGCTTTATACGAAGGATGCCCTGCCTTATACTTCTGCCATGCTTTTGTATTTGCCTTTTTATCCGCAGCAGTTACGGTCATTCTAGTGTCTGCTGGTGCCGCTGGTTTTTTGAGTTCACCACCATAAACCGCTTCACCCATTTCATAAGAATTCTTTAGAACCTTATGAACGTCTTTTGCTGCTTTACCAGTTGCTTTAACTCCAGAAGCAACACCCTTACCAAACTCAGAAGCACCCTTTGCAGCAACTTTTAATGCTTTTCCAGCAGTTGCAGTTGCCGCTTTATGACGTTCCATTCCCTGCTGATATGCCTTAACAGCACCAAGAACACCCTTAGCAATTCTATCCTTAAGTGGTTTTTTAGAACCTTGGGTTTCTTTTGCCTTCTCTACTGCCTTTTTACCTTTATCTGTAGTAACTTTCTTAGCAACAGATGACTGACTTTTAAGAGCAGCAGTCATTTTAGATGAACCAGATCCAGATCCTTCACCAGATCTTGCTGCCTGCTTTTCTTTGCGAAGACGATTAATAGCAGCAGTTTTTGCTCCACCTTTGAGAGAAGCAACAGATTTACCACCTTTAGTTACTGGTTCGATACGACCACTTCTTCTTGCTTCAGTTAATTCATAATCTTCAGCAACATAAAATACAAAATCAGTAAACTTCTCTAAACCAAGTTCTTCAATAACAATATCAACACCATACTCATTCAATCCATTATTAAAGAAGTATTCAGTTGCAATATCAACAGTTTCAACTAAATAATCTTCGCTGATTTCTTCAATCTGTACAATTTCTGCACCAAAAGATGACATTGCCTCTTTTAAAGGAGGATTAATTACAATCTTATTGTTTACTTTTTTCTCTGAAATTTTCTTATCATTTTTTTCTTTATCTAGTATATCCATTACTTCACGAAGATCATCTCTCCATGAAGAATAACCTTCTTTAACTGGTTTTTTGTTATAAGGTTTCTTTTCAACTTTTTTATTTGCCGCTTTTTTTGAAACTCCTGATGCCTGCATTCTTGCAGACATCACATCAGCAAAATCATTATCCCCATCACCGTCTTGATCTTTTTTACCTGAAGTTACTTTAGCAGTTGTTTCACCCTTAGTTCTTTCACCTTCATATGGTTTACCATAAGAAGTACCAACTACAGATTGAATTTGTGGATTACTTCTCAATTCATGCTTCTTTTTAAGAGAAGCATAACGACGATATGGTTTACCAAAACCTTTAACTGGTGTAACTAAAACCATTTCTTTCTTCTTATCTTCCTCACCCAGATTATGCTCTTCTTTGAACACCATAGATTTTGCCAATTCTTTAACAGGCGCAGAAGCGGATGAATTTTGTAGAACTTGAGACCACGCTCTTTCTAAAGGAATATCTTCTCTTCTTGCTTTATATCTAGTGTCATATGCAAGTTGCCTTGCCTGTTTTTTAATTTGCTCATCGCTTCCGCCACCGCCAGCATCAGCAGCAGTACTAGAAGATGAACCTTCCTTTTTACCCATTTGTGGTTTAATTTTTACTTCCATCTCAGTCAAATAAACCTGATGGAGATCAGTAACAACGTGGTGTAATTTAGACATTCCTCTAATTTCTACTTTTTACTTTATACTTATTTATGAAATTTATACCATATGGTTTTTGTCCATGCGCCAAATATTCTTTATTAGTACCCAAAGCACCTGGCGTCATTTTTGCTGCATATTTAAAGTATCCACTAGTACCAACTAAAGTATTTGGTTTTCCAGGTACTCTTTCCTCCTCATCAGATTTAACTTCAGTATATTCCACAACATCAGTAATCCATGATTTAAACATTTGATCATCTTCAGTAACACAAATTAAATAATTTGTACCTCTTCTAATAATCTTTCCAATCATACCAGTATTAATATTTTCAACAATCTCACCATCTTTAAATATATCACCTAAAATATATCTTTCTCGCATTTCTTTTGCATACTGAATATCTTCTTTAACTCTTTTTTTTGCTACTTGTTGAGTAGCAGCAATTTGTTGATTTTTTTGAGATCTTATTTGAGGGGGATCTGGTTGCCCCAAAATTTGATTTTGATTATAAAACTTTAAACGTCCACCTTCATTCTTTGCAATAAATTCACCAGTCTTTTTATCATGGTAACTACCATGACCATCAGGAACAAGTCCCAATCTCTTAGCTTGAAAAGTAGCAAGAGATCTAGTTTCTGTTATAAACTGAGAGAAGTTTTTCATATGTTTTTTAATATACAAATATTTATTCTTTTTTAAATGACCCTAGATAAAAACTCAGTAAATAGTTCTTCTTTTTCCAAATAATTTCTATAATATACTTTACCCTTTGAAGAAGTTTCTTTTTTACATCTAATAGTAATTAATGTTTTATTTGTTATTTTTTCTACAAGTTGTAACATAGGTAAGTTATCACCATCTTTTCCATATGTTACATATCTAACTCTATATTGAAAAGTAGAAAAAAGTTCATCTAATTTTCCAAGATCATATAGTCTTGCTTCATTTAAATTTAAATGAACCATCTTAACGTTTTCATCTTTCATAGTAGCATAATATTTAATTCCATCACCAAGTTTATCAAAAACAATTTTAGATGTTCTTTGATTAGATAGATTTTGAGATAATTCTGTACTTATTTTATCATAAACTTCAGAAATAGCGGTTACATACTGTTTATTTTGTATCAAAGTATTATAAGAAGTTTGTAGAGAATCTATACTTATATCAAAAAGATTTTCAAAAAATTCTTTTTGATTTTTAAATTCAACTCCTCCCTTTTGTCCAAACTGTTTTACATCTCCTGCTTTTAATGAAACTAGATCTACAACTACTAGTTCATTCTCATCATTCGTTATCTTTGTTTCTACATCAACTTTTGTTGTTCTTCCAGATGTAGTTCCTTTTGCCAAAACTTCAATTTTATCGTACCTATTATTTTCATAGACCATTTTTGCCCATTCCATAACAATTTTACTATTAGCATATTGAATGGAAGAATTTACATAGGGCAATAATTCTTTTGAATTATTTTTATAATCTTTCAAATACTCCATATTAACTGATGATAATTCAATTCTCAATTTCAAATCATCTTTTTTTATTTTTGAATTCTTATTTGGTGCCTTTAAATTTAATTCCGAAAAGACACTTTTTTTACCAGGTATAATTTTTGGATTGCTTAATTGATTAATTATATTAATAACATCAGATACTGCAAGTCTTTTCTTTCTGGTAAAAAATCTTGCACAAATTGCTGCTGCAAAAATACCCTCAGATATGTTACCAATATTGGGAATAGCATCTTGTATTAAAGATCTGCTGGGTATATTTTTAATATTTTTTTGAAATGCTGCAGACATCCTGGAAAGAAGTTTGTCCACATTTTTTGTTTTTTTTACCATTACACATTATAATGATTTTTCAACTATTTAGAGTACCCAAAAGAGGACTTGAACCTCCACGAATTACTTCACTGGAACCTAAACCCAGCGCGTCTACCAATTCCGCCATTTGGGCAAGTGGAGAATAGGAGACTTGAACTCCTGACCTTCGCCTTGCAAAGGCGCTGCTCTACCAACTGAGCTAATTCCCCAGATGGAGTAAGTGTGATACACCTCATAAGGATGTAACAGTGACTTACCCTCTATCAATTATATATTATAAAACCCCCCAACTAAAAAGTCAAGGGGTGGTGGCAACCTTCCGTGTTATTTATCAAACACCTGGTTTCTTAACTCTTCTAGGTGGATTATTCAATGGATTTTTTGAAAATGCTGCACGATGATCTTCAGGTGGATTTCCGCGCTCAGCACGTTTGCCACCATAACCATCTGCTCTTGGATCTTCACCACGCTCTAAAGCACCGCGAATTGAACTCATCTTCATTGCACGATTTTTAGAAGAACCTCTACTACCACCTTTTTGCTTAACTGCTTTTGTTCTATGTCGATCTTCTTGCCTTTTCATTTTATCAAAATTAGGTTCTTTTCTACCTTCAAGAATTTCTACAATATCTTCACCTATTAAGCAATTTGCCATAATCCATTCAGCATCATCTAGGTCTTCTGCATATCCTTCTACACATAAGAATTCAAGCATTTGATCATAAAGATCAATTCCCTCATTTTGCTCTTTTTCCTTTTTAATGCGAGCACTCATTTTTCTAATTTGATCAATAGTCATATTCCCAGTACCAGTAAATCCAGGTTTAGAAGGATCTGGTTGTTTGGAATGTCCAGAATTGCGACCTTCTGGATCCCGTGCCATTTTTCTATTTTCATCAATATCAACTTCTTCAGTTAGGTATATCGATTTGTATAAATCTTTCATTCCGTCTGGGTTGCAAAAATCCATTTTCCTAATTCTTTTTATAAAAATATTTATAAAAAAACCTCCCAAATTGGGAGGAATATTATCAAAGATCCCCTTCTACTCTATTTTCGGAACGATACACATCAAATGATCCTTCTGGATATCGAGCACTAAGTTTCTTATAATTACGTTCCATAACTTCTTCAAAAGTAACATCTAGTGCCATACATGCCTGAGCAGCATACCAGAGAATATCACCTAACTCAATTTTAAGGTGTTCAATATTATCTTGATTATAAGGTTTACCTTGAAAGATAATTTTCTTAACAATTTCAGTAAACTCTCCCGCTTCTGCACCCATACCAATTGCAGCAGTCAGAAGACGAGGAACATCACAATCAAGAGTTTCTAATTCAGTCAGACGAGACAAGAATGCTGCATAATCAGTACTAGCAGCACTAGTAGTTTGACGTACAAATTCAATATATTTTTGGGTGTCAATAGTTGCCATAAATTTTCAATACCTTCAGTGTTATAATACCAATAAACTTAGATTTAGTCAAGGATTAAATCTGGTGTTACCATAATGTATTACTGTAACATTATCAGATTTAAAAGTTCTCCATGGATCAACAACAATACTTTTTTCTGGAATTTCAAAATACAATTCGTCTAAAGTATTATTATGCCAATATGTTGTAGATGCACTATGAGCAAGAAGAACAACTGCTGGACCATTAGAAGTATATTCGTCTCCTGTATATTTGTCAACGTAAATTGGGGGGTTTCCTAGTTCAGTGCAATAATGACCAACTAAAATACTATAACTACCATCAATATAAGGAACTTTTGGTTTATATGCTTTACCATGAATAACAATAGGCATATCATTATTACTAGAAAGTTCAACCAAACGTTCAGCAAGTTTTTTTGCTTGCATTTCACGAGATCTCATAATTCCTTCAAAAAAATCATACCCAAGGTCTAACTTATCAGCAAGATAACGAAGAGCAATATTATCTCTCGGATGACATGCACCACCATCACCCATTCCTGCCTTCATGTAATGAGGACTGATAATCCTAGATGCTCCAAGACATAAAGCATTAGTAACTACATCCACATTAATATTTTTAGATTTTTCAGCAACATCTTGTATCATATTCACAAAACTAATTTTGCTACTAATAAAGGTGTTGTAAAAAACCTTAATACATTCACATTCATCCCAGGTCCCAACAACATACGGAGGATCATTCTCCATAATAGTTCTATAAAATTCAATCAATTGTTTAGCATCACCAGTTTCAGTACCATCTTCAGTACCAATCATAACCATTTCAGGATTAACCATATCCCAAGCAACAGAACCCATTGCAATAAGATAAGGATTATAAACAAAACTTGTATTTTGAACTAATTGTGAAAATTGATTTCTAGTTGTACCAGGAAGAACAGTAGAAATAAGAACCAAAAGTTGGTTTTTATTCATGTATTTGTTAGATTCAACTAAACATTGTTTAACAATATCATAACTGAAATCTTTTGGATCCAAATCCATACATGGTTTGGATCCATCATATTCTGGATCATGTGGTGTTGGTACGGCAATAAAAACAATGTCTTTATTCTTAACAACATCTTCAATAGTTTCAACTACAGTAACTAAATTACTTGTGCGATCACAGACATCATATCCACTAACTTTATGCCCATGAAGAACTATCTCTTCAGCACAAGGCATTCCAAGTTTACCAAGTCCAATAAAACCTATTTCCATACTCATTCTCTCTCAAGATCTAAAGTAACACAATGAAATCCACCACTTAAAGTACGCTGATGCCTCATAGGAAGCATAGCACATTCAATACCTGCTTTTTCCAATACCTTTCTTGTTGGATGTTGATGCTCTTCAAGAGCAACTAATTTTGGATTTACACTAAACAAGTTCATATTAACCCATTCTGAAGCATTATTATAACCTGGATAATAACCAATGTCCACAGGTTCTGGACACCAAATTATATCCCAACTACTAAATGGTTCGGGAAGAACATCTCTATTTTTAATCCTACTCGGATTTGCCAATAACAATCCCTCCCTCAAAAATGCTACAGTAGTATCAATATGAACATAACTATACACATTTTCTAAATAATGAACTTTATATTGAGTAGATGATCCAATATTTAAAACATCAGAAATTCTTTTTCCACCAGCACGATTACCACTATTTGAAACCAAATATAGAATATGATCGTTTGCTCTAATTGCATTAGCAGCATCAAAAGCAACAATATTTTCATTAAGCGCCAAAATATCAGGATTACCAATACAATTTTCATTATATAAGTCATCCATATAGTTACATTTTAATTCTACAATATCATCATCAAAATGATGTTCCATGGATCTCCAGTTGTCCCTTCTTGCTCTTAATGGCATTGGGGTAGCAATTGCCTTTTCACCATGAACAAAAATACAATCTCTAGGACAAAAATTATAATAATCTGTTTTTTCTCTTTTTGGTCTTAATACTTCAACATCTTGTCCCTTTAAAAAACTAACAAATATTTCTAAATCTTCATTTGCTTCATCTATAACTTGCTTGGGATAAGGACCACTTTTAATTAGATTTTCATCACGAACATCCGCATAATTAATTGTACGGAGACTTTTATCTAAAGGAGGTATCGTTGCATAATCAGCAACACCAACGATAACCTTTTTTAATTTTCCCCATTCATTTGTACTATACATTTATACCAAATTTATATATTTTAGTGTAGATATCTTATTATGTCAACAATCAACTAATATGGTCATCTTATCATCATTCACTTTACCGTAGGTAAAAAATTCGTCCAAAGTAAAATCATTTCTTTTGTTTATCCACCACCAGTAATAGTATTTTTTACACAATTCATGATGAGTTCTATCTATTTTAACATCATACTCAGTACTACCCAACTCGGTATTAGTTGTTATTAAAGGAATACAATAGGTTCTTCCAGTATGCCCAATAAAATAATCAACCGTAATAGAACAACCATTGAAAGTAAGATCACCAACAACTCTATCTAAACAATATTTTTCTCCTACTGTATGTAAGTCTAATATTTTTTGTGCATAATCTCGTTTGATTAACACTGGACCAAAAAAACTTCCTCTAGTTTTTGGATGAAGAAAAAATGGAATATAAGTCTTGGTTTCAAATCCAAGTTGAATACAATCCCAATCATAAGGCAATCTTGACATCAAGTAGTCCCAATCAAAATGCCAGTATCTAATCAAATTTAAATCATAATCATCTTCCATCAATATCACATATTCATCATTAGTTGTATTCAACCAATTCTTTAACACCTCAAAGTGACTTATTGCAGTACCAACAACATATGCTGGTATATTTTTAACCTCACCATAAATCAAATGGCTCCATTCTTTTGATTTAGATGCTAAAAAATTAGAAGTAGAAACTCTAGTATAGTTTTTTATACCCCAATATAAAAACTGTCTTTCCATATACCTTTTTCTATCTTCTCTATTATCTAAATTGAGATAATAGACATGAGGTATATTATTTAATTTATTTTTTAAATCCATCACTCAAAAGACCACCAACTATAATTTTTAACTTTCCTAATCATAGAAATATCATTAGGTTTACCATACGTAAAAAATTCATCTTCAGTTATTTTATCACCCATATTTTCCCACCAATCATAATAAGCATTCCTACATGCAGATATTAACTTAAATTTCCTACTATTTTTATCTAAAAATTTTGCGGTTAATGGTAAAAGTGGCATTGAATATGTTTTACCATTGTGTCCAATAAAGTAATCAATGGTTCCAGAATGACCACCCATATTCATATTAGCAATATAATTTGATAGTTTATACCCATCACCATGACAGTGTAACTTAACTATCTTTTTGGCATAATTACGATTTATTAACGATGGTCCAAAAGTATGACTTGGAAGTATGGGGTGTAGATAAAAAGGAATTATTGATACATTTTCAAATCCTAATTGAATGCAATCCCAATCATATGGAATGTTTTTTATTATAGTATTCCAATCATATCTCCACTTATCAACTATTTCAAAATCTGTTATATCTTTTATTAAAATAAATGTTTGCTCATCAGTTTCATTCAACCAAGTTTTAATAAATTCAAGTACTGAAATAGCATATCCAGCAACTCCATAATTTAACTTATATGAATTTAAATCATAGACATTTTTACCCCACTGATCAACATTACTTTCAAGATATTTTGAAGTGGATATTCTTTGATAACTCAATATCCCCATCTTAGAAAATTGATCTTCAATATATTCCTTTCTACTTACATGTTGATCATAATTTAAGTAATATATTTTTGGTATTCCGACTAATTTATTATGAAGTTCCATAGCACATTAATTACATATTTTCTCTTATTTTGAGCATTTTATTAAAAAAGTATTTAGGGTCACAGTATGAAACGTCCCTTTTCATTTTTTCATCACTGGGTTTTCCATAAGTAAAAAATTCATCTAGTGAAAATTTATCCCTATCATATTTCCACCAGTCATAATAAGTATCAAGACAAATTTGCATATGTGGTCTTGGTAACCAAACATTATCTTCAAAACTACCAAAACATGGATTAAGTGGTATCAAAGGTAATGCGTAAGTTTTTCCATTTTGACATAAAAAATAATCCCCAGTTCCAGAGACTGTTGAATATCCTTTATGATTTTTCCATACAGCATTACCAATATTATTATCTAATCTATACTTATCACCAACACAATGAAGTCTTAATAACTTCTCAACATATCCTCGATTAAACATACAAGGACCCAAAGAATATTCATAATTTAAAGGATGTAAGTAAAATGGAATAATATCTGGTGATTCAAAACCTAACATTATACAATCCCAATCATAAGGCAATCTGGACATCAAGTAATTCCAATCAAAATGCCAATATTCAATTAAACTAAGATCATAATCATCCTCCATCAAAATCAAGTATTCATCATCGGTATTTTTATACCAATCTTTTAAAAAGTCGAAATGAGTAAGTGCATGAGCAACTGCATAAGAATATGAATTGGTAGTATCACCAAGTATAAGATCTTTCCAGGTTTCTTTTTCTGAAACTAAAAATTTTGATGCAGATATTCTTGTATACTTTTTTATACCCCACTTATCAAATTGAGTTTCCATATATTTTTTACGGTCATCCCTTTCATCAAGATTTACATAGTAAATATGAGGTAAATTTTTTAACTTATTTTTTATAGTCATAATTTCTATACTTTGTTGGATTATATACCATCAAATAATCATTAGGTTTTCCGTAAGTAAAAAATTCATCTAAAGTAAATTTATCTCTTTCGTTTTTCCACCAGTAATAATAAGTATTTCTTGCCATAACATCCCCACCTTGCCGATAAATGTTATGTTGAACTCTACTATGATTTTCAAAACTGCCAAAGTCTGGATTTGTTGTTATCAATGGTATTGTATAAGTTTTACCAGGATGACACATAAAGTAATCAACTGTCCCAGATCCAGCAACATCTTCTTGCCTATTCCAAGCAGCACTACAAACAGTGTTTATTAGTTTATATCTATCATCTACACAATGAAGACGTAATAATTTTTCAACATAATTTCTATTCAACATACAAGGTCCAAAATCATGAGCAGCATCAATAGGGTGCAAATAAAATCTAAGACCCAATGGATTTTCATATCCCATCTGAATACAATCCCAATCATAAGGTATTTTATTCATCAAGTAGTCCCAATCGAAATGCCAATATTCAATTAAACTAAGATCATAATCATCCTCCATCAAAATCAAGTATTCATCATCGGTATTTTTATACCAATCTTTAAGAAAACTAAGATGACTTATTGCATTTGCTGCTATTGGAACTAGTAAGTTAAAATTTTCATAATCAACTATTAAATGTTTCCATTCATCTTTTTTAGATGCCAAGTATTTTGTTCCCGATACTCTTGTATAATCAGTTATATTCCATCTTTCAAATTGGTCCTCCATATATTTACGCCTATCAGTCCTATTATCAAGATTAAAATAATATACGTGAGGAAAATTTTTAAGTTTATGTTTTAAATCCATAGTATCAATTTACCATCTGATATTAACTTTATTCCCATCATTTTTTTAGATAGCGCATTTCTATAATTATCATTATTATCCAAATATATTTTCATCTTAGAATCGTTATTTTTGTAATAATGAAATTTATCAAAAACTGTAAATTTTTTAGATTCATTCTGCCACCATTGCTCAACATGAGTTGAAGATATTTTTTCGGTTTCAGAAATAGTTTCTCCAAATAAATTAAATACTGGAAATGTGTATGTAATGCCAAGTTCAAATAAAAAATAATTTATATCCCCATAAAAATATTCTGGGATATTTAAATCAAAACAATTAACATATAAATGATATTTGCCTTCTTTATAGTGCAAATCTTTAACTTTTTTTGCAAATTGTCTCGTTATCATAAAACAAAAAGTTTTTAAAATAATGCTAGATTTTGGTTTGAGATACATATCGATAGTATCTTCCCCAGTAACACCTAATTGAATACAATCCCAATTATAAGGAAGTGCATTCATTAAAAATTTCCAATCAAAGGTCCAGTAATTTGCTAGATTTATATTCGTATTGTCTTCCATCAAAATACAATATTCATCATCACAAGAATCATACCAGTCAATAATAGTTTTAATATATGAAAAATTCTTAACCAACTCATCATCAGATAATGATAAATTATTATCTAAAATATATTTTTTCCAAGTTTTAGTGTTTGGATTTGGTATCAAAATTTTTTCATAATTGGTTATTTCCCAAGAATTAAAATCCAACTCAATATCAGTTCTATTCTTATTTTTAGTAAAATATAATATCTTAGGTATTCCCGTTAATTTATTTGTACTTTGTATATTCATAATGTTACATAAGTATTATTAAATGATGGAATAGTTATAGTCATTTTGTAATCTGTGGATTTATTATAAGTAAAAAAGTCTTCTGCAGTAAAATTCTGACTTTCATTCATCCACCATTTTCTAATATAATAACTAGAAAAGATATCATTCATTTTATTATGATGCATTTGTATTGTCTGATTATATTCTTGTCCAGGAAATAAACTTGGTTTATTATCTGGATTTTGAGATAAATGCTGATTTAAAGAGAATAATGGAAGAGTATAATTAACACCAATTTGATAGATCAAAAAATCATCACTACTATAACAAGGTTTTTCAACTCTACAATCTCTTAAACTATTATCTAACTTAAATCCACCATCAGGTCTCAAATGCATTTTTATTAATTTTTCTGCATACCATCTATTAATCATATAACATGCACCAGAACAACAATTATGAAGTCTTTTTTTAAGGTGCATTGGTATGTAAGCGTAATGGCAAAAATATAACAAAATACAATCCCAATTATATGGGAGATGCTTCATTAAGTAATCCCAATCAAACATCCAATATTCTATTAAATCTAAAGATAAATCATCTTGCATTATTATACAATATTCCGAAATTCCAGAGTTATACCAATCAATTATGGTTGTAAATTGGTTCATAACAATTGATGCGTCTGATGGAGTTAATAACATCAAGTCCAACTTATCTTTCCATTGATCAATTTTATCAATAGAAAATCTAGAAGCAGAAACTCTGGTATAATCACTTATACCCCATTTCTTAAATTGATTTTCCATATTTTCTTTTCTATCAGTTCTATGATCTAAATTCTGATAGAATATTGGAGGTAAATTTTTTAATTTATTATCTAAATTCATTTTTTAAAAACCTCCATATCAGGCAAATATGGGTAATTCAAATATCCATACCTTTTCGGTTCTTTAAAAGCAACTTCTTTAAATTTCTCAATTCCCATTGAAGCAGTTTCTGGGGTCATATAGTAATGATACCCTATCATGTTTATATTTTGTTCTCCCCATGGTTTATCCGATGTTCTACCATCATATACCATTTTTTTAAGAGTTTGATAAGAATCTTTATCATCAAGTAATATCATACCACCTCTACCTAAACTAAGATGTTTTCTAAATTGAAAACTTAAACACATATAAGTTTTAGGAATATAAGAATTTTGTTCCCATAAAAAAGCAGCATCTATTATATTAGTATTACCAAGATAATAATAATCTCTCCATTGATAATTTTTTTTCCAATTCCATTTTAATCCAAGTTTCTCCATAGTAAATGGAACCGAAATATAGGTATGTTCGGGAACTAGTATGTTGTTATATTTTTCATACCTTAAACATAACTCAATTGCATGTGTACAACAATCAGTCGCAACTGCATATGGTGCATTGAAAAAATTAGCAATTAAATTTTCAAATTCATCAATAAAATTAAAACTATTCATATAGATTTACTGTAGAGATCAAAATCAACTTTATATAGGTTATTAAACTCATCTGGATTTGGTTTAATATATTTTTCAAAAATATTCTGACATTTTAGTTTTATTAATGGATTTGATTTTCTAAGTTTATTTAAACTTATTTTATCGGGACCATCTATTAAATCATTTATCTTTTCTTCCAGTCTATTATCTAAACGCAAATAATTTATTTCTATATTATTTTTATAACAAATTTCTAAAGAACAATGTTGAGGTATTGTATGCTCATCAAAAATATATTTGTGATTACTTACTTGGGAAATAATATATTTTTCAGTTGCTTTAAATCTAGTGATAAATTCAGATAATCCAGAAATCCATCTAGAATAAGGATCTCGTATAACAGCAAAAAATTTATAATCTTTTGAAATTAAATTTTGTAATAACAATTCTTCTTTATCTTTAAAAATATCACAAGCAATAAAATATTTTTCACTCAATGCAGTTGAAATTGATGTACTTGCACATTTATCAATATGCATATATATCAATTTACTAGCAGAATTGATATAGCATCCTTTAAATGGATTAATTATATTAGTATTATATTTCTTTTCTATTTCCTTTTTATGTTCAGTTAATTTGAAAGTAAAAGTAGAATAGTATTTTTTATAATTCATCTAATTTAGCAGTTATTTGTAACGTGTATCTATTTTCTCTACCTATATTTGCTGCAATATGAGGTGCTTCACCAATCCACATACAACAATCTCCCTTATTCCAATTAACAATTGGATCATCATCAACTTCAAAATAATGTCCAGATTTCCAGTCATCAAGAAAAACCAAGATACGGCATAATTTATTTGGATCATCAATATTCAATATTTTCTTATAAACTGGATAAGTATCTTTGTGCTCTGGCATTATAGTTCCAGGTGTCATGCAATATAAACACAATTTAGCATTAGATATTTTAAATTTTTCAGAAACACCATTTAAAACATTATAACACCATTCAGGAAGTCCTTTATACTCTTCAATCAAAAATCCAGTGTAATTAACATATAGATGACCAATTTCTTTCCATTTATTTACAGTTTCGTCATCTGGAAATTGTCTTCTAGGTGAATAATTTAAATTTTTAAATTCTCCAATTAAATCTGGATTAATTTTTTCAAAGTAGTGCATTTTTTTGATACCATTCACATGTGTACTTTAACCCCGTTTCAATGGATGTGAGGTTTTCCATATTAGTTATACTTGATAAAAGATCCGTATTTGGACATCTTCTACTGACAGATCCTTCTTTAGATTTTATGGGTAATATTTCACAGTCATATTTTAAGATATCAAATATTTTATAAACCAATTCTTTTATTAATATCTCATTATTAACACCAAGATTAATGATTTTTTTATCAGTTAAAGAACTATTCATAATATTTTCCAACATAACAACAGCATCATCAATATAACAAAAAGATCTGGTTTGATCTGATCCATATATTTTAAATGGACTTTCCCGAGAAAAAACTCTTGCAATTACTTCAGGAATAACATGATCATACCCCATTCTTGGTCCGTAAATATTATGAGGTCTCACGATACAATAATTAATTCCAGAATTTGCAAACAACAACTCTCCCATTATTTTACTACCAGCATAAGACCATCTAGGATTGAATATATTTTCTACAGAAAGAATTACGTCTTCATTAGTTGGAATTTTTTTATCTGGGGTTGATGCATATACTTCAGATGATGAAGTAAACAAAACCTTTTTTACACTTGTTTTTTTACACCAATTAATAAAATTAATGTTAATTAGAGTATTTGTTTCTAATACCTTATATGGAATTTTATAAAAATTTTTTGTACCATTTATACCAGCAAAATGATATATCAAATCGTATGTTTCAAGTTTTTCATATTCATCTTCTTTAGTTAAGTCACATTCAATATACTTGACATTGGATAAAAATTCATCATATTTCCCACGAAAATTATTATCACAAATAGTTACATCGTTATTAGGTGTGAGATATTTTGCAAGATGAGATCCAATAAATCCAGTACCACCTGTTATTAATATTTTCATAAAAATTTATTATTATCTTCTATAATAGTTTGAAAAAATTTAATATCTATATTATTCTTTTTACAATAATTATCTATTGCAATAGTATCTTTCGGCAAACAAGATCCAGAAAATCCTCGCAAATTTTTATTACAATTTAAATACAAATCTGATATAAAAGTTCTTTTTGAAAGAGCACTCTTAATCTCATCATAATTTACATCACAATTATTACATATTTCATAGAAAACATTTGCCAAAGTAATCATTGTCGCATTATGCACATTATGAAAGTATTTTAAAATTTCACTTTGTGTAGGACTTAACATAATAAAATTTTTTGGATAAAAACTATGCGATTTTTTAACAACCCCAAATACCTCTTGGTCATCAGTCCCGATAACACATATATCATGATTATCCATAAAATCTGATACCGAACATCTTTCCCTAAGAAATTCTGGAACATGACATATCTTTAAATCATAGTTTTCAATTAATTTCTTAGTAGTCCCAGGTTCTACTGTAGATTTTATTGCAACAATTCCCAAATATTTCAACTCAGACAATTCACCAACAACACTTTCTACGATAGAAGTGTCACAACCACCATCATTGCTTGGTGTCGGAACACACACATAACAAATCTCAGTATCTAAAACATCGACAATATTTGTATTTAATAATAGATCGTGAGAGATAACTTCATGTCCTAATCTTTCAAAGCAATATTGTATTGTTTTACCTACAACACCTAATCCGATTATTCCAATTTTCATAACTTTTCGTATTTAGTAACTACATCAATAACTCTTTCAATATCCGAATTACTAAGTTCATAATGACAAGGTATCATTATATGATGATCTTCTGCATATTGTGTATTAACAAGTTCTTCATTAATGCCACCAAATATTGGATATTGATCAAGTCTTCTATTATTCATATGAACATGAATATTATTTTCAAACATCAATTTTGCAAACGTTTCTCTATTATCAACAAATATAGGAAATATTTGGTAATTAGGAGTATTAAACTCATGATATTCAACAAGTTTAACTTTTTCAAAGTTCTTAAATGCTTTCCTATAAGTTTCACCAATATATCTTCTACGCTCTAGACATACATCAAGATAATCTAAAGCAACATTTGCCATAGATGCTGTAATATCATTCATGTTAAGTTTAAATCCCAATGTATCTGGCATATAATCAAAAAATGGATCTACATTAAAACTACCATCTCTTAATTCTCTATCAATACCAAACCAAATAGATTTTTTTAATCTTTTATAATACTCTTCATTATTAGTAGTTACAAATCCACCATCACCACAAGTAACTATCTTAACTGTCTGGAGAGAAAAAGTACAAAGTTCACCTGACCCAATTTTCCTATCTTTATAATAAGATCCCATAGCATGGCAACAATCTTGCACAAGTGGGATATTATATTTTTTAGATATTAATTCTAATTCATCTAAGTCCACAGGATTTCCAGCAAAATGGACACAAACTATTGCCTTAGTTTTATCTGTTATTTTTTCTTCAACACTTTTAGGATCTATATTTAAAGTATTTTTTTGAATGTCCGCAAATATTGGTACTGCACCCATTTCAAGAATGGCAGTATTAGTTGCAATAAAAGTCCAGGGAGTAGTAATAACTTCATCCCCAGACTTTATACCAATAGCAGAATATGCAGATTTTAATGATCCAGTACCACTTGTAGTAGCAATAGCATATTTTGTATTAAAAATATTGCAAACTTTTTCTCTTAGAAGTTTTTCTTTTTTACCAGTATTAATCCATCCAGAATTTAAAACTTCTATTAGATCTTTACCCAAATCTTTAGGAATATAAGCACCAGAACATCTGATTTCTTGTCCAAGATTACCATCATACTTAAACATATAGTTTATCCTCTTAGAATTAAATTAAATTAAATATATGGTCTTCATGTATAGTAAACCACATAGCGATAGTATATCTAGGATTTAATTTAACCTCAGTTACCCCATGTTCAATATGTGAAGGAAACATAACAATTTTTCCCTTTTCAGGAACACATGCTTTATTTTCTGTTGGGAAAAATGTATACCCGCCATTATAATTATCATTTAAATAGCATACTGAACTATAATACCTAAAAGGTAATTGTTTTGTTGCAGGATTTTGTCCCCGATCAGGGTCATAATTATCAACATGTTCATCCATGCTCATTCCAGGTGCCCAGTAAACAATATCTATAAATTCACTGAATATAAATTGCTCTTCATAAAATAATTTAGATGCAGTCTGAACCATTTTTTGTTCAAACGCTCTAAATTTATTAAGCAACTGATTATCATCTATTTCACTAGGACATAAAGTTCTTCCATGAAATTTTTTATCAGTCTGCCACAGACTTCTTTTTCCACTTACATTAAAGTATTCTATTACATTATCACAAAATTCATGTGATAAAAAATTAGGTATTTCGTATATCATAAATTAAAATTTAAATGAATTAAACTTATCCTTCAGAGATTTTTTTTCTTCATATTCATCTTCATGTCCACTATCGATAATATCATCTTGTGCTTTTTGTTCACAGTCATAAAGTCTCATTTTGGCACGATCAATACCGATAACAAACCTCTTATAGATTGTAGGATCATTATATCTATTCTTTAATTGCTTCACCATAATTTGACCCAACTGCTCTAACTCTTCTGTACTAATCAGTGCAAACATAAGGTCTGCAGTTGCAGGTAAACCAAAAGATTCACTAGTATCAGTTAGTTCAACATCTGAATTTCCATATCCACTTCTAGTAGTTTGAGTTGCAGAGACAATAGGAACATTAAATTCAACTGCCAATCCACGAAGTTCCTCAGCAATAGCTTTAATATAACTGTAAGAATTTACCGTACTATTACCTTTGTATCTAGATGAGGCACAGATATTAAGATAATCAATAAAAATAATATCAGGTTTAAATGACTTCTTTAGTGCAAGTTCATTAAGGAGTGCTTTAAAATGTCCAGAATGAGCAGATGCAGTTGGATATTCTTTAATAATTAAAGATCCTTTAGTTTTATTTGAAATTGAATTAACTTTACTATCAAAAATTGATTTTGGAAGTTCTGTTAATTGTTGGATTGGGACGCTGAATAAGTTGGCATCAATTCGCTCAGCAATTCTCTCCTCCGCCATTTCAAGAGTGATGTAGAGAACGTTCCTGCCTTGTAATAAGACGGAAGCAGCAACATGGCACATAAAGAGACTTTTTCCGACACCCGTACCAGCAAGAGCGACATTGAGAGTCTTATTAGGTAAACCACCTTTTGTAATTTTGTTGAAGTACTCAAGGTCGAATTCAATTTTATCTTCTTTCTTGTGGTAAAATTCATATCTTTCCTCATAATTTTGTAAGTAATCATGTCCAATATTATTATCAAAACTTACTGACAGTGCTTCCGAAAGAATGCTTGGTATTGCATCTCTGGTTCGTTTTTTATCGTTACCATCTGCAATATAAATTGATTCCATCAACGCAAGATAAATGGCACGATCTCGACACCACTTTTCAGTAGTATCAAGAAGCCATTTTTGATCTGAAGGTTGATAGTCTAAGTAACTGATTATTTGACTTAATTCATTATTTTGAGTTTCATTAAGATCTCTCCTATTTGAAATTTCAATTAATAATGCTTCTGTTGTTATTTGAGAATTATAATTTAAGATAAACTTTACAGTTTCTTCAAAAATAATTTTTTGGCATTCATCAGAGAAGTATTCTGGTTGAATAAAAGGAATTACCTTCCTAGCATATTCTTCATTAAAAATAAGATTTTTTAAAACTGTAAGTTCAACACTGTCCATTAGGTATAATGTAAATAAGTAGTTAACAAATATTTTGGACCACTAATAGGTGGTTCCTCTTTATAAGGGTACATCCATAAAGGTGGAAAAACAACAAGAGATCCTTTTTTTGGTGTGATGCTATAATCTTTAAAAATTGTTTTTCCACCCTCATCAACATCATTCAAGTATAAGATAAAACACAAATATCTTTTAGATGATTCGTGATCAACAACATCAACATGAGTATTAAATTCATCTATACCATCACAATTATACTTCTTTAGAACTAACTGCTCAAAAGCATGTGAAGTAGGAAATACCCTTTGATCAACATATTCATAATATTGATCTCTGTATTCTATAATTTTTTGAACTATAAAGTTATGGATATTTTCTAGAGTTTGATCTGTTTGATGAACTTCTGTCAAATTTAATTGAGTAAAATTTGGAAGTTTATTGTTATCAACTCTTAAATGATAATCAGTATTACTATCAAAAAGATTTACTAAAAACTCACAAACGTTTTCATCTAAACAATTAGGATAAACATGTATAAGGTCAAGTAAATCAACCATACATAAATTCCTCTCTTGCAATTTCATCAAGTTTTTGCATCACTTCCTCAGTGAAGTATTCCTCAGGGTTTGCAAGAATTTGTTTAGCATAGATTTTCTTACCATCCATCTCATAACGTCCTGCTACATTTTTCCAGAGTCCACCAATCTCACCAAGTTCCAGAAGACCATAGTAACGATCAAGACCGCGCTCATCATAATACAGACGGACTTCAACATCTTTATTCTCCTTACTTAAACGCGATTTAGCAGTCTTAGCTTTGATAATATTTCCGACCACTTCCGTTCCATCCTTTTCTTTCTTTTTGCTGAGATAAATGATCGTACTTGCTGCGTATTTGAGTCCAGAACCTCCTCCCATTTCTTTAGTTGGTACGTAAGCTCCGATGACATCGTATGTGTGATTTGTGACAAGAAGTGGAACATTTGCTTGACCTAGTTTAAGTGTGAGCATTCGGAATGCACCTTTGACCAGTTGCGATTTAGTCATATCACGAACCTGTTTGTCGTTCAGTGCGTCAGTGATTTCTTTCTCAGTGGAAAGCATCCCAAGAGAGTCTAGCACAAACATGCATGGTTTGCGATCTTCTACAGGTTTCTTAAGATATAGATCAACCGCTTTGAGTGCTTTGCCCCTAAAATCTTCAATGGTAACCACGTTTACTACAACTAAACGAGATGTATCAATACCACGACTTTCTAGAAGAGATTTAGTGATAGCAGCCTCAGTGTCAAAGTAGAGACAGTAACCATCGGGATTAATATCAAGAAAGTTCT